AATCACATTTCAAAAAATCGATTTTTTCAATGTTATTGTCATCTAAGAATTCTTTAAAACTAAATGTTGGTACACTTTCAGAAATGTTGTCCCAACTGATTTCTATTTTCTTTTTATCTGTAATTGCTCCCTGTATAATTTTTACATTTTCTCGACCAACATTTTTTTTCAATACCTCAACATGATAGGATAAAGGTTCTACAACAAAACATTGTTTAGGATTCTTTGGTAATATTGAATATGTAAACGGCCCTAAAGAAGCCCCCAAATCTACAACAACATCCCCCTCCTCAACCTGAAAAATTCTTTCATAGATATTATCCTCAAATATTTCTTTGATTGCAGCATTTACATACCAATCACTTTTCTTTCCCCAATCAAATGAACGGTCGTTAAAATTTTCGTTCATTAATTTTTTATTTATTATTTTGTTTATTTCAAAAATAACCATTTCTGGTGTTATTGTTTTTGTACATTCAAACTGTTTTTCCGTACCTTTATGAAGAGGACACCAATTCCAATCACCGGCATCTAATCTATAATGGTTAAAACAACCATGACATACATTTTGATTTATTACTCGGTAGGTGTCTAATTTTGTTTCCGCCCACTTTTCACTGAAACCTGAAATTAAAATTAAAGGTAACTCACATGCCCAAGCTAGCCAACTTAATCCAGACCCGAGACCAATAAAAAATTCACAAGTACTAAGATCATTTATTACTTCTTGTAAATTTCCTCCTTTAAATATTTTCACATTATGTGGGTATCTGTTATTCATGTAACCATCACCCTCCTTAGAATAGATCATACATTCATACCCATGGGAATTGAGATAATCAACAACTTCTTGCCATGCACCTTCATTGTTCCAATATTTCGCCTGTGCGGTTGAGTGAAATCCAATACCTACTTTTCTCTTCTTTTCAACGACAGGTAATTTCAATTGGGGTCTAATTTCTTGGTAATCCAAACCAAGAATATCGGTTGCGGTTTTTTGTAGTGTTTGTCTTTTGAAATCATTTTTATGGATATTAGTATTAAACTTACCATCTTCATTGTAATACCAACCCAACCTATATTGGGCATAAATATTTAAAACAATTTGTCCAGGTTCTACAAACTCTATCTCGGGGTATTGATCTTTAAACAGGTAGTTCATAAAAGTTGAAACAATTAGTTTACAGTTGTGTTTTAATCGAAACTCTTCACAATACGGCATCCAAGCCAAAGTGTCGCCCAATGATTTTGAACCAAAAGAAATGTAAACTCTCCTGTTTTCTAAATCCAAAACGTTTTCGTAAATAATTTTTCCATTCTCACTAACCTCGGTTCTCCATTTGGTATAATACTCACGATTTAATTTTATCCAACTATTTAATTTTATATTGTTTTGATAAATTAGTGTATCATCATCGAATAACTTAACGTCTAATTTGTTTTCACCTTCTCCTAATATTTCTAAAAAAGGATTAACAACAAAATGTTGATTGAATGTATAATTGGTTTCTATTTTTTTATTTGTATTTTTTTCCATATTAATTACCTTACTGTAAAATTTTAAAAGTTCTTCACCAAAATCTTTCTGATTTTCTAATTCGTAAAATGCATCATTATTCACAAGATCTATAAGTTGTTTTGATATTTCGAGTGGATCATCGGAACTGATAGGTGTGATATATTTATCGAACATACCAAGATAGTGTGATAAATTTCTGGCAAGAATTTTCAATCCGTAGTTTATTGCTTCTCTAACTACAAGTGGATTACATTCCCATTTGGAGTTGAACATCATGACATCACATGCCATCATAAAAGAATCTACATCATTTCTTTCTCCCCACACCGTTACGTTACTTGGTAAATTTTCCATGACAGGTTTCCAATAAGATTCGAAATTTTCCGCCTGATTACCAATAAAATGGAAGTGTAAATCAGAGTGTGTTTTTTCAATCAATCTTGCAACCTCGACACCCTCACTTTGGTTTTTTCCTGAGGTCCACAGACCAACATTTAAAATGTGTGTCTTTGTGAGATCTATACCCAACTTTTCCCTTGTCTTAATTTTTTGTAACAACGGGATTCTATGATGATTAAAAGGGATTCCCAACTCTTCAAGAATTGTCGTCACTTTATCCTCATATGGATATACGTGTAATTCTTTAAAAGGGGTGTTGTCTTTGAAGGTCTCGAAATGATATGGGGTTACAAATGAGTAAGCATCGGGATATAACTTTTTGTTTTCAGAGTTATACCAAACATTATGACACGTTTCAACTATTTTCCATGTTCTGTTATTGTCATAAAAAGAGTTCAATAAATCTAATGGAATTTTGTTAAAACTTTCGAACCCTTCAGGTATTTCTTCGACGTGAACAATATCGATTTGTAAATCTATTAAAATTTTAATCAATTCATATTTTTTATCAACTTCTGTGAATCCACCCAACGAAAAAAAATGATCATTACCTAATAGATCAATAATTTTATTTCTTTGTACCAAATAAATTGTGCTAAATTGAGAGTACTCAATTAAAAAAATTTCAATTTGATCTTGGTATTTTTGAAGTGATTCTATTCTTTTCAAAACAAATTGTGGCATTCCTCCTGTTGAGAGGTGGGGTGTCACATAACACAACCTAATTTTTTTCATAATAGAAAAATAATTTATTGAATTTATTTGTGAAGGGCTTAATATTATTAGATGAAAGAAATGTGTGTAGACATTAGTGGTTGTCGTGCTCTTGGCGATACTTTGTGTGCAACACCTGTAATTAGGAAATTGAGTGAGGCCTACAATAAAAAAATATCTGTTATATCACATCACCCTGAAATTTTTACTAATTTACCTTATGTAGAAAACAATTTTCAATATACTCCTGACTTACTTGATCGTGTAAAAAATGATTATGAAGTATTTTCTACCTTTGATATTTTATACAAACCTAATGGTGTTTGTAATAAACATAACGTGATAGACATTAAACAATTTCATGCAATCAATCTTGGGTTTATGTTAACTAACAATGAAATGAAAATGGATTATATTGCTGATGATGTTATATTATCAGATTTACCTAAAAAATTTGTTTTAATTCACCCTGTTCAAAATTGGGACTCAAGAACATGGCCAGCCAAAAGTTGGAAGATATTGACTCAACTATTGAACGAAAAGGGGATATCTGTAATTTCTGTTGGTAAAGACTCATCTGAGATTGGAAATTCTATGGTTCAAAAACCCGTATTTAATTTTCCAATCCAACTTGGGTACAACCTAATGAATCAAACAAGTTTAGATCAAACTTGGCACTTGTTGAATAAATGTTCTTGTTTTATTACAATGGACTCTGGTCTTTTGCATTTGGCAGGAACAACAGATTGTGAAATCCTTCAATTGGGTAGTTCAATTAACCCTGAGTTTAGAGCTCCGTATAGAAAAGGAAGTCAAGATTATAAGTTTCATTATGTTAGAGGTGAATGCGGATTACATTGTGCATCTGATATGAAATATGGCGTTAGAGAGTGGGGATCTATTCATGGAATACCATCTTTAGTAGGTTGTTTAGAAAAAAAAGAAAAGTTTGAGTGTCACCCCTCCGTACTACAAGTATATGAAAAGGTTATTGAAATAGTCGGTGAGTAATATTTATCTATATGAATAGTTCCGATTGTAGATGCCAAATCAAGTAAACATAGTTAGTCTTTCTGGTACACCACCGTTTAATATATACGTATGTGATGCGACCATAACATATTGTTATTTTGTACAAACTATTGTTGGAGCGCCTTACATCTTTAACGTTCCGTCCCCATTAGACTCAACAACACCAATTATTTTAAAAGTTATTGACTTCAATAATTGTGAAAATATTTATCTATTGAACTGTCAGGAAATTTATGGTAAGGAATTTGAAGACTTTCATATCTTCCTTTTCCAAGACGCGTCATTTACACCATCATATTCTACATCAGGGAATACATGTTACGATTTATCATATAATTCTTTATCCACAACATTAGTCAATGGGCCAACTTTCGATTCGGCTAATGGGGAATCTTTGTTGAAAGTTTTAGGGGTGGAGAATATTTTGAAATTCAATGGACCTCAAATAAATATACCTTTTTACGATATGACCCAGCACCCCTTTATGGACCTCAAATTCCTTCTGTTATTATAACTGTAACACAAGTATCATAAATTAATTCACTTTATCTATTTTTAAGATATATTTTTCATATGAAAGACATTGTATTTCTAAGTGCACAACCTGATGTTCCCTATTTTCATTGGCAAATAAAATTGTATGTTCATAATTTTATTGAAAAAGGAATTAACCCGAATCGAATTCACGTAATTCTAGCACTTGTTCACGGAGCAAAAGAACCGAGTGAAGGTGCAATTAAGTTAAAAAATTTAGGAATTAATTTACATTTTTACGAAGACAATAGAGATGTAAAAACATACATTCCAAGTATAAAACCATATCTTATTGCACAATGGTTAAAAGAATTCCCAAAACTAGGAAAAAATATATTTTTACACGACGCTGATATTATTTTTAGAATATTACCAGATTTTGAAAAACTTATAAAGAATAATATTTCTTATCTATCTGATACAATCGGATATATAGGTTATGATTATATTATGTATTGTTGTAATAATTATGAATCAAGACACCCATCATCAGAAAAAGGACAACTAATAAAAGAAATGGCTGAAGTTGTAGGAATCAATGTTGATATAATAAAGGAAAATCAAAAAAATTCCGGTGGTGGTCAATATCTGATTAAAAATACTGATTATAAATTTTGGGAAAAAGTCTATAATGATTGTACACCACTATATAACCAAATGTTAGACTATCAAAGAAGGTTTCCAATTAACCCAGGTCAAATACAATTTTGGACAGCTGAAATGTGGTCGCTTCTATGGAATCTATGGCTAAATAATTATAAAACAGAAATAACAAAAGAATTAGATTTTTCTTGGGCCACAGATAATGTTGATAAATATGAAAGAATGCCAATATTACATATGGCAGGTGTTACTGATACTTTAAAATCAACAAAGTTTTATAAAGGCGATTACATTAATATTGACCCAATAGAAAAATTAAAAGAAAATAAAAATCACTTTGATTATATAGATGTGAATAGTACGACAATAAAATATATTGATGTTATGAAATCTTACATTGAAAAAACAAAAAACTAATTATTTATTAGTATGCCTAGAATTAATTTTCCCCCACTTGTTTTCAATTGTTTTACAACTTGTAAAGTTACTGGTATTGTAAATACTGGTACCACAACCGAAACACTAACTTTTATTGATTGCTCTGGTAATACTGTTTCAGAAATTTTTGAACCACAAGAAAGTGCAATAGTAAATTTTTGTGGATTATTTCCAATAAGTGGCAATACATCAAATTTCAAAAAAGACAAAATTGTAATACCAAATTCAAGTTATTTTTTAAGTGCTTGTTGTATTGATAACCAATACATAACAATTCTTGCTAATGACGATTATCTAAATCTAGATGATTCTATTTATTGTGATAACTACATTCCTTCTTCACTAAGTGGACAAACTTATTCTGGTTGTTTTTATGTTTACGACAAAAAATTAATAAAGTTGGGAATACAACCGAATTATTATCCAATATTTAAAAATCCAAATGTTTTCGGTGATTTGGGTTGTAGGACTTGTGTTGAAGAAAATCCTTGTGCTACGGATTGTTATGAAATTTCGGCATGTGATGGTAGTGTACCAACATTTACGAGTGCAAACCCAATCCTTTCTGGGCACACAAACAATTCAATACTACTAACAATAACTGATCCACTACCAATTCCACAACAATGTTATGAAGTAAAATACATTGGAGTACAAAGTTGTGTTGAAACTTATGGTTATGAAATTAACTTAGAAGAAAGTTGTTCTTGTTCTACACCAATAACAATACAACCTAGAAATGAATGTGACGTACTTACAATATTTCCTATGGAAGTTGAATGTTTGGTAACACACCCTTCATCAATAAAATCATTTGATGGTGCTGCAACATTGATAATAACTGGTGGCACATCACCATATACAATTTTATGGGATATTGGTAGTATTTCCCCATTAATTTATAATTTGAATGTAGGAAGTTATAGTGCGACTGTTATTGATTATTATGGTGACTTTACGGCAAATACAACTTGTGTCTTAACTGCTGAAACGCCAACAACTACCACAACAACCACAATAAGACCATTACCAGTTTATGGTGATTTGTGTATGACTATTAAAAAAAGAAGTTCTTCAAAATTAGGGGCTGTTATTTTTGAACAAATACAATTTGAGCCTTATAATATTACAAATGGTAACCAAAGTTGGTTATCAGACGACGAAAAATATTTTATGTTTTTTAATACTGGTTACACAAGTCAGTGGGTTGTTTCTGGAAGTTCTGTTTTTGGTAGTATTATTAATAACAATACACCAACACCGCCTATAATTGGTTGGCAAGGACTTGGTAATCCTAGTATAATAAATATTACAGTGACTACTGGTACTTGTACTTCTTACAAAGAAGTAAGTGTAAATATAACACAAAACAATTTGATTTGTGATACAAAAGGAAGTATAACAATACAAGCATATGGTGGTCTACCACCTTATCAATATTCAATAAATAATGGAACAACGTTTAGTACTCTATCCACTTTTTCTAATCTAAATGCTGTAAGCTATATTGTTGTTGTAAAAGATAGTTTGGGTAATTTATCAACACCATCATCGGTCACATTAACACAAACAAATCCACAAACTTTTGTTTTGACATTAACAATTGATGATATTTCAAATACATTCCAAATACAACCATCAATAAACCTTGCACCAACACAAACAATTACTTTTTCGATTGAACAATATTCTCAATTTAATTATTATCCACCAAATATAACACCGACCCCAACATTAGATAATATAGTCACATTTGATGGTGGATTAGGTAATATGGGAATACCAATAATAACAAATAGTCAACCAGCATTGAACATTAATTGTATAGTACCTGTACCATTACAAAATCAACAAATAAAACTTTACACAAAACAATTAACAATAAGTGGTGGACAAACAATAACTGGTTCATATACTGACATTATAAACAATTTACCAGTCGGATTATGTCGCGGTGCTAATAGAGATTTTAATCTATATATCGTAGGAAGGCCAACTGTCAACAATTGTAAATGTTGTGATGTTCAGGTAGTAAACCCAATTAAACCAAATTAAAAATATAAATTTAGTTTTTAGAAATATTTATAAAATAGATGGCATACATAATTAAAAATACATCAGGTTTAGTTAACACAAGAATAACTGACGTTGGAAGACAAAAATTATCACAAGGTAATTTTAAAATATCTTATTTCCAAATTGGAGATAGTGAAGTTTCATACGATAAATTACCACAAACATATAACCAATCAAATAGTTTTGTTTTAGAACCAGGTTTTAATAGTCAAAACACGACTGGAGTACCACAATCAAATAGACAATACGTTAAATACCCATATTATGTTGATTCAAACCAACAGAATACATATGGTATTCCATTTATGGATTCACAAATAGATTCCGTGTTTAATAGAGCACCACTTAGAGGTTTTTTTGGTGGAATTACAACAGCAACCACAGTGAATTGGGAAGTTCTAACCGGTAATCAATACGCTTTAACTGGTAACTATGTTGTTGATATGACAACACTTAATGGTACAAATCAAATTACACTTATTTATTCTGGATGTAATACACCAAATACAGTAAAACCACAAATTGGTGATATTATAACTATATTTTTTGATGGTAAAGCTGATTGTAATTGTGAATGTATAAATTTACCAAAACCCACACCAACACCTACCGGAACAACAACTACAACTTCTACAACTACAACAACAACACTTATACCTTGTTTATCACCAACACCTACACCAACACCGTCAAAAACTCCGTGTTTGACACCAACACCAAGTCCACAATGTCCTCTCCCCCCAGTTCCAGAATGTTTTATGCCAGTACAAAGTTGTACTATTATGTTAACATATAAGATTGTTGATGTTTGTCTTAATACTATTACTGTTGATAGAAATGTACCAAACTATACTTGTTACCCAGTTGATTGTTATTCAAGAACAATTATATATCCATCGACGATGACACAATTATACGATAGTATAACACCTATGCCACATTGGGGTGAACAAGTTATTGATTTTGAATCTATTTGTAATACAGACCAATTTGATGTTAAAGTTTGGAATATGAACATTCCTTGGACTGAAAATCCTGCTGGACTAATACCAAGTCAATTTAAAGACTACACACAATTTGGTTCAATAGATTATATCGGAAGTAAAGAATATTTTGGTTATAATTCAAGTAAAGGTCAAAGTGATACAAGTTATACCTATTATTATAATTCTTTTGATGAAATTGTACAAGTAAAACCAGAAGAACAAAAAGCAATTGCAATAATTCATTACACAAATCAAACGATTGATTTCTTTTATGGTGAAAAATTTGCATTAGAACCTTATGACCCAACAAATCCAGACAATACAACTGGACAAGCAAGAAACTTTAAATTACATATTCCTTGGTTGATGTGGCACAAGAACCCAAATTGTTGTAACGGTCAAACGTTCTGGGTTGATCCACCAGGATTTGAAGATAAGGAATTGTTCAAACCACATTATATCCAATCTACCAAAAATGAAGGAATGAACCAACCTGGTATTAGGTATTATCATTTGTGGGACACAAATCCTAATTCAGATGGATTACCAAGTAGAATTGGTAAGGTGTTTCCAGATAGTAAATTAATTATCATTGATGATGAAGAAATTATTGCTGCAATGTCTTACAAATCAAATAGAAATTGGACATTACCAGCACCACAACTTTCTTTGATAACACCAAATACTTGTGATACAACAACAACATCACAAGGAATATTAACTGGTGATTCACAAACTTTGTTTGTTACATATAGAATTAATAACACATATTGTTTTACAAATTCATTACATTGTAATTATTATTCATCTATTAAAGGTAATAATAACGAATGTAGTCCTGACGTATCTAAAAATGTTGCCGTTAGATTTGGTGGTGATTTTAACTGTTTAGTACAACCATATACCGTACAACCAATTACAACCACAACAACAACTAATCCATTTTGTGGTAGATATCAAATTACTAACACAGAATTAACTGGAAGTACAAAAATTATTTTTACACCTTGTTGTGATGAAACAAAAACATCACCACTTACATTACCAGGAAACACTGGAACTGTAGTTTGTTCAACTACTGGTATTCAATCAACTGGTGATTTGATTATTGATTTGGTTGATGAATGTGGTGGATGTTCAACAACCACAACAACAACTAATCCATTTTGTGGTAGATATCAAATTACTAACACAGAATTAACTGGAAGTACAAAAATTATTTTTACACCTTGTTGTGATGAAACAAAAACATCACCACTTACATTACCAGGAAACACTGGAACTGTAGTTTGTTCAACTACTGGTATTCAATCAACTGGTGATTTGATTATTGATTTGGTTGATGAATGTGGTGGATGTTTAACAACAACCACAACTATATTTCCAATGACAACAACTACAACAACAAATTATTTACCAAATTGTGAACCCTGTATTACACCCAATGGATTTTTTGGTGATGAATTTGAAATCCTCGTTCAAAAAGTACAAACAGGCCAAAGACCCAATCCGGCAATGTGGAAAAAAATAGATTTTACAACACAAATCCAAAATAGTTTCATAGATGGTTTTATAACTCAAAGTTCGTTAACTGGGACAACATTTATTATTTCTCCAGATAACTATGATTCAGCACCATATTACAACTTGGATGATTATATTAGTTTAACACCGATTGGCTATACCGGACAATCATTAAATTTTGGTGATGAATACTATTTTTATGGGTCTTTCGAAACAGATATTCAAGCAACAATTTATGAAATGAAATATAAAATAAATCTAAGTTCAAGTGAATTCCAAGTTTCAACAAATCCAAGCTGGACACTAGGTACAAAATCGTATGTCACTGAAATTGCGCTACTTGATGACAATAAAGATATTCTTGTTATGTCTAAATTACAATCACCGACTTTAAGACAAGGTATCCAACAATACGTAGTTAAGATAGACATCTAATTATTTAGTTTTATTCCTTTTAAGTTATTATCTTAATAAAATATTATTTATGGGAAAACAAATTAAAAATTCACCAAAAGTCTTAGGTTTAGACATATCAACTAAAACAATTGGTTGGGCTTTATTTGACATTCAAGGAAGAGAACTTTTAGAACTTACACATATTTCACCAAGACCAAAAATGGAAAAAGGTAATGATGATAAAGTAAAAGAGTTAATTTTTAAATCAGAAATTTTTGCTGAAAAACTAAAACAATATGTTAATTTAGGGATTGTTAAAGTAATAATTGAAGAACCATTATTAAATTCAAATAATATCTATACAATACAAACTCTACTAAGATTTAATAGTTTTATTTGTAAAGAAGTTTATGATATTTTAGGAATTGTTCCAGAATTTATTTCAACGTATAACGCAAGAAAATATGCTTGGCCAGAGTTGGTTAAAGAAAATGATAAAGGTAAATACGTTTTATTTGGTGGATTACCAAAAGACATTGATAAAAAAATGTTAATCTGGGAAAAAGTTGCAAAACGTGAACCACAAATAACCTGGGGTTATACTAAAAATAACACACTCAAAAAAGAAAATTTTGACCAGACAGATGCCTACACCTGTGTATTAGGGTATATGAATTCAAAGGAAATTTGGAAGTAAATTATTTTTTTAGAATATCTATATATTTATAATAAAAAAAGATATGAAAAAAATAGTCAGATTAACAGAAAGAGACTTATCAAGAATAATCAAAAGAACCATTTTTGAAATTGAAGATGAAAAAATGGAACAAAGAAGTGCTATGGACTTTGTAAGAAGTTTCTTAGAAGAAAGAGGTGGTACATTGGGTGCGAGAACACCAGATGAAATAATGTCTGACTTAAAAGAATTGGAATTTGCAATTAGAAGTGAAAAAAACGATATGGGTGTTGCAAGTGAAAGACCAAACCAAAATTGGGGTCAAGATAGTATGGAATCAGAACAAATTACGGAATCAAGATATCTTAGAAGAAGAAGATAATATCGTCTAAAATAATGATAATTTTAAATATCGTCTTTTTAGACGATATTTTTTTTTAATGTGATTTTAACAATCTTGACAACTATTATTAACAGTTTCAATCGTTAAATCAACCAAATCAGAATTTGAAAAATTAAACGTACTGCCACTATATATGAAACAACCATCAACATCAATAAATGAATAAACTTTACCTAAAATAGGATTCGAAACTGTTTTACTATATAAAATACCAGAAGGTTGTTGTGTGCTCGAAAATAAAATGTCATAAAATTGACTTTTACGTTGTGATGTTGTCAGATAACCAAAACTTGTCCCACCTGTGAATTTCAAAAGTTCATTACCCAAAGCATAATTAGGTGCTGCATTCCAAGTAGTTTTATCTGTTAAGTCAAATTGATATAACAGAGTGTATGGATTTGGATTTCCAGACTGTACAATACCTAATGGACCCATACGTTGTGTTGTATATATACTAATAGTAGTATTTGTTTTAATAATTTTAATTCTGACTTGACCCTTAACGTTATAATTACCAGCACCAAATGGATTTGTTGCTCCAGTCATTATCGTAACACTTGTTAAACCCATATTATTGTTAAACGCATAAACATCTTGGTATGGATTATAATCAACATTAACACGATTATTTGTACCATTAAAGATTAAAGATAACATATCAGTAACCTTAGGATTGTTACCTAAACCTTTTTTAGCTGCTAAAACAATACCAATCTTATCATTATCATTATCAGTACTACCTAAAGTAACTTCGTGTACATAATTAGTGTATTCACAATTACTATAAAATCCATTTCCAAAAGCACTATTTTGAACACATTGAATCATTTCAGGAGTACCACCAGCATCAAGTATTTTTTGTTGTGCTAACACAACGGTATTACTAGTTCCACTGACAGTATATTGGACACTTGTTAAGCCAGATATTTTCCAATTTGATGAAGTTGTTAAATATTGTGTTGTTGTTGGGTTACCTAAAGCGGTACTTACATTGGCTGTTGGGTCAAACGTAGACCATCGATATGTACTACTTCCACCAACATCGTAAGAAAAAATCATTTTATTAATATACGTGTTATAATAAAACTTATCAACATTACTAAAATCTGAAGCTACTGGACCAACATTTTCACCTTCTGTCATTACAAGATTAAATGCCCCCAAATAATTGGTACTACCAGTCCAAAAATAATAAGATGGATCATTAGTTATAAGAATACCATTAGATTGTAATCCAGTTAATGTGGATAAACCAGGATATTTATTTGGGGCAAAAAGAGCAAATCTATTCCAAGAATTGAATAGTGTTGAAAGATTGTCTCTAGGGCCAAAATTTACATTACCGAAAGGACAAAAACCATCACCACACTCAACAAAGTAGTCAGCAGGTCCTTTGGTCGTTGTTGTTGTCGTAGAATCTGGTACACATTCTAAACAAGCACCTTGAAATTCAGAACCCAATGTTTCATTAATCACAACTAAATCTGAACCACTAATGTTATCGACAAGACCTAAAAACGAAACACAAGTAGAAATACCATTAATTGTTGATTTATAAACCCAATTTTGAATCAAAGTGTCACCAGATTCATTGAAGATTAATCCATTTGAAAAATATTCAAACCCAGTTAAACAATCTTTAAATTTCTTACTATTACCACATCTCATATATTCGTCAAACGTATTGAAAGTAACAATGCCATCAAAATTACAAGGCCTGATAACTCCTGTTGTTGTGGTTGTAGTTACTGGAATTGTGGTAGTTGTAGTTGTATAAGCAGTAATTGATGCACTAACCGAAACACCAGTACAAGGATCAAAAGGAATTGTTGTCGTTGTTGTGGTTGTTGGTGGTAACTTAGTTGTTGTTGTAGTTGTTGGAACCAAACAATCAAAAATAGCTTCAAAATTAAAAACATCACAAGGTGATGTTGTTGTAGTTGTTGTAATACAGACACCGGTAATAAAAAAACTTTCGTCAAAATCAGGACAATCACTCCCAACACCGACTGGACCAAATTGTAAACAACTACCACCAAAACTTGTTGATAAACACCATCTATCTTCTGTTAATGAATAATAAATAAAAAATGGTACACTATCACCTGTATATGATGTAAAACCATTATAAGTATTACTATCTGTGGTATATTGTCCATCAAATAAATTACCACCAGAATTTATACAAAAATTATTTTCAATACAAGCCATTATATTAGAAGTATTTCATTTATCTGACAATCATTATCATCAACAATTCTTAAATTAACACCTTCAGAATTTATAAATGGTATTGGAACCTCAAACGTGTAAGGTAAGTCACCAGAATTTATTGTTGCCGAATACACACAATAAGTTTGTCCTGTGTTACATACATATATATCAAAAGGTGTTTGTCCAGAAATATCGTTAATTGTTATGTCTATTGGCATATAAATAAATATAGATAATCAAAAAATCTTGTGAAGTTGTATAATTAAAATATTTTACTTATATTTGTAGAATAATATAATTCGAATATGGGTATAGACGTAAAAAAATATTTCAATGAATTTAGAAGAGACCACTATTGGAATGAAAACAAAGAAAAATACCAAAGGTATTTCTACAGAAAACTAATAGATTTAAAAAATGCAATAAATTTAAACACACCAGAAGCTGATTTGAAACTTGATTCATATCGTGGTTTAGGTTATATGGGTATTGGGACACAAAGTGGTCTTAGTCTTGCAATTAGAACCGAAAAATCAATTGAAAAAAGGGAAAAGTTGGGTGATCACGTAATTGGTACTGTAGAAATTGGCAGACATATTCATAAAGAATGTGAAAAAAATAATTGGGATTATGATTATATGGTTAATACCTGGTTATATGAAAATTTATGGATTTGGTCCACAATCCAGGTTTCAAAATGTGAACACAAAGATGAAAATATTAAAATCGATGCAAATTCAATTGAAGAAAAAAGATTTCTAAAACATTATATCAACGTTTCCGATTTATATGAATCAAAAAGAAACGGAAAAAAATTAATATTTGATTAAGTTAAAAAATTCACTTATATTATAGTGAATGGATGAACAAGAAGCAATCGTAGAATTATTAGAAGAAGTTTTAGGCGACCACGGATTACACTATCCGAATCGTGGTCAAATTTCTTTTAATTGTCCAGTATGTGATGACGAAAGAAACAAACATAACCTTGAAGTAAATTACTTTGATGGTGTTTATAAATGTTGGGCCTGTGGTGATAGCGAAGGAACACACGGAAATTTAGGAAAACTTTTTGATAAATTTGGTAATAAAAAATTAAAAAAACTTTATTTAATTTTAAGACCAGAAGAAAATGAAAAAGTTGTAAAGGTAAAAAAACCAAAAGTAGTTCTTCCAGAAAACTTTACCCTATTCAAAGACTCACATCCAATATATCCCGTAAGAAAACAAGCATACAACTATTTAAAAAGTCGTGGAATAACCGATGAAATAATCGAAAGATTTGGTATTGGTTTTTGTGACAAAGGAAGTCATATGGGTAGAATAGTTATACCATCATATAATAAAAAAGGCGAACTAAATTATTATGTTGGAAGAAGTTGGGACCCAAATAGTAGAGCTAAATATAGAAATCCCGAAGCCGAAAAAGACCAAATAATATTTTGGGAAAATCTTATTGATTGGAATAAAGACATATATCTTGTTGAAGGTGCATTTGATGGAATGTTTTTGGATAATCCAGTTGTTATGCTTGGAAAACATATGTCAGAACTTCTTTTTGAAACAATCTACAATAATGCAAAAGGAAATGTTATAATTTGTTTGGATGGTGATGCCTGGGAAAATGCCGTAAGATTATATCACGAATTAAATGGTGGAGAATTGTGGGGTAAAGTTAAAATTGTAAAACTTCCAAACGATAGAGATGTCTGTGATTTAAAAGGACAAATAAACGAATATTATTATGAAATAAGAGATTAATGGATTTATATAAAGTAGCACAAGAAATAAGAGATATCTTATCCAAAAGACGAAAAGAGGTACAATTAACTTTTGAAGAAGATACACACAAATACACAATGCTTGATTTGGATGGTAAATTACACTCTAATTTTCCTTCAGTATCAAAGGTAATGAAACTTTTTTATGATGAGTTTCCATCAGAAAAAAAAGCTTTTGAAATGTCTGGTGGTGACCCAGATGAAACAGAAAAACTACTTGCTGAATGGGCGGAAAAAGGAACAAGATCAACAAATATGGGGTCCAGAGTTCATTATTTTTTAGAAGACCACACCCTAAAAGTGTTCCAGGTTAATAAACAATTAAGACAACCAATATTTGAGTGTGACGCAGAACAAATTGTTATAAGTGACACAATGATTGTTGCTGGAAAAAACTATGTTGAATTATTAAAACAGAGGGGTTGTGTTTTAATTGATACTGAAATTGTTTTGGGACATCCAGAACTTGGTTATACCGGACAACCAGATAAGGTTTGGTTAGTGGTCGGAACAAGTGGTGAGATAGGATTATTAATCACAGACTGGAAAACAAACCAGGAAAAAAACTTCATAGTCCAAAAGTACATTAAACCTATGAGATCACCATTTGAATACTTACCAAATAATGCTTTAGGTCACTATAAAACACAACTTCCATTATATGGTAAATTACTTCTTAAAATGCTTGAAGGTTCAAAATACGAAAATATAAAATTATTTGGTTGCATTATTGTTAGATTAACAGAAGACCGTGAATATGTTGAATACAGAGTTGATAAATCCACAATAAATACTATACTTAATATGAATATAAGACCAATGCTTAATAAGCTTAAAAAATAAATAAAATGGAAGACATTATTAAACCAAAAATCAATTTAAGAGAACAAGAAACAATTCAATGCACAGAATGTAAATCAAAGTATTTTAAAGAAGTTGTATTATTGAAGAAAGTACCAAAACTATTAACCGGAAGTCATGAAGATACCATAGTCCCATTTCCAACTTATATGTGTAACAACTGTGGATTTGTTAATGAAGAATTTGAATTATTTGATTAATATGGAAATAGGAAAAATGACAATAAGTGAAGCATATCCACACCTTAAAAGTGTAGCACTTGCTTATGGATTAAAATTAAATAAAGCTAAAGATTTTAAATTCGCAAGAATTATTTTAGTAAATCTTTATAATAGAGAATTAGTATGACACACAAAGAATTTTTTGCCTGGTTAGAAGGTTACTTGTACGGTAAACTTGAAAACAAAAACATAGACATCACACCTATAGTTGAAAAAATGAATATAGTCAAAGATGTTGATCCATTTTTTTCAAATCCAAGAACAATTGCTCCGCCCAGATTTGAACCAGTACCTGTACCACCAAACCCATTCAAGGAAGATGGATACGATGATTTAGGAACACCACCAAAAATTGTAATGTAAAATTTATGAAATTATTTGGTTGTACTTAAAAAACTTTCTATCTAAACCAAATCTATCAATATCTTTATAGATATATTCACCAATTTTTGTAATGTCTTTTTTATTTGAAACTCTAATAAAAGAATAAGAACTACCAGATTTCCTATTATACCTATTAATAGAAAATTTGATATCCATTGAATTAAACAATTTTTCAAGATAAGACCAATCTTGTTCGTAGGTTGATGAAATTGAAAATTGTCTTACTGTTGATTTTTTTGTTCTACCGATGTAAAAACAACCATCACCATCTATGAGTCCCAAATAAAAGTAACTATGTAGTTCATTAGGTATAGAATTTAACAACTTTTCTGGTGAAAACTTTGATTTTTTAGTAAAATCATATTTATATAATATATCGTATATTCTCTTATTGTTTGTTGTAATCCGAATCTGATTTTTCCAGTTTTCTGACCCTTTTTTAATTTTATTATAGTTCCATTTACCAACTTTATCTAAAATCCATTTAATATTCATAATATCATCTTCTAACATAGTTAAAACAATATGGTAATTTCTTTTGTAATGTATTATATGACCATCAGCCCATAACAAACCAAGGAAATAAGAAACATCTTTATCAACAATATTTTCAAATTTTGAAGGATTTACATTGCATAGATTGTTTGGTTTACCCGTATATTTTTTCTTAATGTTAGGTAACATTTTAAGTTTTAGTTTGTGAGTCATTGCAAATATTTTAGATTTTGTGTAATTTAAATTATCAACACAAAAATCAACACCTTTTATTGGGTAATTTACCTTTAAAAATTCAATTTCTTCATTAGTCCAAGTATTTTTTTTTATAATAAAAATATTAATACATTTATATATATACATATCTTTTAAGTATTGAAAAATTAAAATATTTTGTATATTTTTTAAAAAAACAAACAATATGATCAAAACCATTTGTCATTTCTCTGATCTTCATATCAGATTATTTAAAGACCACGACCTTTATAGGTCAATTATGGAAGATGCACTCAATCAATGGAGAGAGATTGAACCAGATAGAATTGTATTTACTGGAGACCTCGTTCATTCAAAAAACACTGTTAGTCCTGAATTAATAGAAATTGTAAGTTGGGTATTGACCGAATGTTCCAAAATCACAAAAACAATTATCATCCCAGGGAACCACGACGCACTCATAAATAATTTAGATAGGCTGGATACCTTAACACCAATAATTAATTCATTAAATAACAAAAATATTGTCTATTATAGAGATAGAGGTGTTTATGAAGATGAAAATGTTAGTTGGTGTGTTTATTCACAATACCAGGGTAATATTCCACCAGATTTGAATGTTGCAACAGGTATTAAAGTTGGTTTATTTCACGGACCAATCCAAGGCATGAAAACGGATTTAGGGTTTGACTTTGGTGAAGAAGCATATGATGTTGAAAAGTTCAACGGACTTGATATTGTATTATGTGGTGATATTCATAAAAGACAGGAATTTAAATTCAAAACAGGTAAAGGATATATGATTGGATCACCAATTCAACAGAACATAGGTGAAAGTATTAGAAACCACGGGTTCGGAATTTATGATTTCGAAACCAAGGAATATACATATACCGATCTTGAAAACCCAAGACCATTTCTAAAATTCTCAATAAATTCATTTGACGATATTGAAAATGGAACCGAATTACTCAAAAATCTTTAATGAAAAGATAATGCAGACAGTGTCGGCATTTTGTTCTGAAAATAAAATTAAAGACATTGATGGTTTTATATATAAATGTTTTAAACAAGGTTTTGATATAAAAAAATACGGATTATTAGGAGAAACACTTAATGAGGGTAAAAATGACTTAAAAACTGATGTTATTGATGAAAAACAATTAATAAAGGAAGTTATTATTGAAAAACGGGTTGAAGTTCCTATTGAGGTTATAAAGGAAGTTATTGTTGAAAAAGAAATAATTAAAGAAGTTCCAGTTGAAAAAATTGTAGAAAAAGTAGTTACTGTTTATGATAAAAGTAATGAAAATGAACTTGGTGAAAAAATCGCCAGGTTGGAAGATGAAATATCTAAAAAGGATAAAGAATTAGATGAATTTAGACAAAGTTTAGACATTAAGTTAGACGACAGCAATGAAAAAATGCTCCAGGAAACACTTCAAAAATTGAGAAAGGAACTCACGGAAAAAAATGATAAAATAAAAGAATTAACAAAAATAAACCAGGACCTACAAAATACTAGACAAAATAAATTAAATGCAGTATTCTTGAGAGGTTCAAATTTAAATGATACATTATGATACAATTAGTAATTTTTATGTTGGTTGCATATGGAATGACAACCATTCTGGTCTACGGATCAATTTTTAACGGATTAAGACAATCAATCCATAATTGGGGTAATAGTGACTACATGGCTTTTAATGGTCTTGGAAAATTTATTTCAGAATTGATACAATGTATGTTATGTACATCAACATGGGTTGGTTTTTTTCTATCATTAACTTTCTTTTCACCTATTCATAATTTTATTGGACTTAATGAATATGTTTCCGTATTTTTTGATGGAATGTTATCGGCCGGATCTGTCTGGGCGATAAATTCAATAATTGAATGGTTTGAAGAAAATAGACCACAAAAAGTCCAACACTACGAAGAACCAGAAACTGAACAAGAAATTTTAAACGATTAAATATAAATAAAAATGGGAAAAAAAGCTAAAGAGCACCGAGCAAAGGTTGCAAAACGAAACAGAAGAATTACACAAGAAAGATATGCAATGCAGAATGCGTTAAATAAAATGATGAAACAAATGGCAGAACAACAAGAAGCTGAAAGTCTTAACGTTTCGGTTGGCGAACAAGAAGTTCCGTTTAGTATTGTTAATGATGTAGAGTTGAATTCTATTGTTGAATTTAAGGAAGAAAATACTCAAATGTTTGAAGCACAATTTGATAGTAGTGGATTTTCAATTGAAGATAGAATAGAACCACAAGTTGAAGACCAAATTTCTGAATCAGAAAAATAAAATATGGATTTATTTAATCCACCAAAATTATACAATTACAATATTATGATAAAAGATTTGGATTTTTCAAAGTTTGAAAACCCATCTATCCAGGTGGTGTGGGAAGACCTACAAGAAAATTTCACACAAGACAAAATGAAGAGTGTTAAACACTACTTTCAAAAAAAGTATAACACTACAAATGTTAATGTTGTTACAAAAGTAAAAAATGTTGACACAGAAACTATGCAAACAGTTGATGTATCAATGAACATAACTGACGTTAACTATCAACTTGATTTGTTAAAGAAATTTTTGGAATCCAAAGGGTATGGAGAACATCTTACAGAAATTCTTGATTTGAATAAAATGGTTGAGAATAAAATGAAAGAAGATGATTCTGAAACAACACAGTTTAAAAAGTGGTACATAAGAAACATTGAGTTCTCCAACTTCTTATCATATGGCGAAAACCAACGACTTGATTTTGACAAGTTGAATGGAATTGTTGTTGTTGAATCGGACCCACCAAACTTTGGTGGCAAGACGGTTCTTACGGTGGATTTACTAATGTTCTTGTTCTTCAATGAAACAACAAAGACATCAAAAGCTGAAGAAGTTTTTAATAGATTTTCTGATAAAGATGAGGTTGTTGTTAAAGGTGAAATCACAATTGATGGTGAAGATTATATAATTTTAAGAAAAATTGAAAGAAAAAAATCAAAGAAAGGTGAATGGAATGTTAAAACAGAACTTGATTTCTTTAAAAAACTACACGATGGTTCTTTACAGAACTTTACCGGAGAACAAAGAAGAGAAACTGAAGCCTTCATTAAAAGTTCAATTGGGACCAAGGAAGATTTCTTAATGACAATTCTTACAACGGCAACAAACCTAGAAGAATTATTAGAAGCAAAACCAACAGCCAGAGGACAAGTTCTTTCAAGATTTATGGGTCTTGAATTTTTAAAGAAAAAGGAAGAAGTTGCAAAAGAAATTTATTCATCATTTAGTAAGTCAAAATTATCAAATATCTATAATTCAGAAGAATTAAAACAAGATATTGAATCTTTTGAAAGTAAAATCACAGAACTTGAAGGACAAATTGAAATTCTTAAAAGTGAAGTAAAAGAAATTGAGGATGGTATAGCAAAAGGAAAAGATTATAGAGATTCGATGTTAAAAAAGAAACATTCAGACATCGATAAAGAAATTGCCTTACTTAATCCAGAAACAACAAAATCACAAATAGAAACTTTGAAAAAAGAAAGACAATCTTATGTTGACCTACTTTCAACACTAAAGGTTGTTGAACCAGAACAATTTTATGAAGAAGATAAACACGACAAAGTAAAAGATGAGTATAAAACTAAGTTCCATTCAAAAATAGAACTTGAAACAAAGATTTCTGGTATTGAAAAATTAAAGTCAGAAGTAAAGGGTGGTATTAAATGTGAACACTGTGGAATTGAACTTATGAACGCAGCAATTACACAACAAAAAATATCTGAACTTGATGGATTTACACAACAAAAAAAGGTTATTGAGAAGTTAATGACGGATTTAACCAACAAAGAAAAAGAATTTGTTGAGACAAAAAGACAATTTGATGAGTATGAGAAAAACAAACTTATCAAAGAAAAATATGATTTGAGTGTTGAAAGTTGTGACTTGAAAATTTCTGGGTTTGAAGATAAATTAAAAAGGTGGGGTGAGGTCCAGGACAAGATTAAAACAAACGACCAGATTGATTCTATGTTAATTAAAGCTGACTTGAAACTTGAAAGTTATGATAAACTTTTAAAAGAAAAGAATAACCAGATTAACACAAATGAATATACAATTAAATCAAATAAGGAAAAGATTACCAATAACAAAAATTTAATTGTAAAAATTAAAGAAGAAGAAAGTAAGGATAAGATTTATAAAATGTATCTTGAAAGTTATGGTAAGAATGGTGTTAGTAAAATTATTATGAAAACTATGATGCCACTTATTAACTCTGAATTACAAAGGTTGATGGAAGATTCTTGTTACTTCAAATTAGAAATCAGAATTAATGATAAATCCGAGGTTGAGTTTATCCAGGTAGATAATAATACTGGTGTTGAAAAGTTAATGGTTAGTGGGTCCGGATATGAAAAAACAATTGCATCACTCGCCTTAAGATCAGTTTTGAGTAAAGTATGTTCTCTACCAAAACCCAATCTGATTGTATTCGACGAAGTATTTGGTAAAATAAGTAATGACAACTTGGAGATGGTGTCTGAATTTTTTGTAAAGATTAAGGAATACTTTGATAAAGTGTTTGTAATAACTCACAATCCTATGGTCTCACAATGGGCAGATTGTGTGATAAAAATTACAAAACAAAATAATATCTCAAAACTTTTGACCAATTAAAAAATAAATCCTATATTTGTATTGTGAAACAAAATAAAGCATATAAATATAGGATTTACCCAACAGAGAAACAAATAGAATATTTTGAAGGGGCTTTCAAAGCCGGAAGATATGTTTATAATGTTTCTTTAGATTGTGAAAAACAAATTTATCAGTTGGGTGGTAAATCAAATTTATCACATTTTGGATTAAATTATCATATAAAAAATTATAGAGTAAAAGCACCATTTCTAAACGAATATGATGTAAACATATATTGTAATGAAATGAAGGCCTTATCAAAGGCATATAAAAATTTTTTTAAAAATAAAGGGGGTTACCCAAAATTCAAAAAAGAATCCGACACCACTCAAAGTTTTACAACAAGACCAAGTACAAAGCAAAATTCTAAAAATTTATATATTACATATGACGGCTATTTGAAAATACCAAAGGTTGAAAAATTAATTAAAATTAAATATCATAGACCTATTGAAGGTAAAATCAAAACCGTAACAATTTCAAAAAAACACAATAAATATTATGTCTCAATTATGGTTGAGTACACAAATAATTTTAAAAAAGTTGAAGTTAAAAAAAGTGTTGGTATAGATTTGGGGGTAAAAGCATTTGTTGTCACATCAGATAACGAAGTAATAGAAAATCCAAAACATTTAACTAAAAATCAAGAACACCTAACTGTCTTACAAAGAAAATTAGCAAGAGCAAAAAAAGGGTCAAACAACTATAAAAAAATAAAAAAAAACATTTCAAAAATACATGAAAATGTAGCTAATACAAGAGAAAATTTTTTACATAACGAATCAAAAAAATTAGTAGATAATTATGATTTGATTTGTATGGAAGATTTAAATGTTAAAGGGATGACAAAATCAAGTAAAGGTACAAAAGAAAATCCTGGTAAAAATGTAAAACAAAAATCTGGATTGAATAGAAGTATAATTGATGTTGGTTTTGGTAAATTTAAAACTATGATTGGTTATAAAACAAAAAATAGTGGAAAATATTTAGTTGAAATTGGTAGATTTGAACCAACAAGTAAAAAATGTAATTGTTGTGGGACAATTAATAAAAATTTAGAATTAAAAGATAGAATCTGGAAATGTGAAAATTGTGGTGAAATTTTGAATAGAGATTTAAATGCTGCCTTAAACATTAGAGATTTAGGGACAAAAAAGTTCTTTGACAGTTTAAAAAAATAGGAAACAAAAACTGGGTGGTGTGACATCCAATTTAATTATTCGGAGGAAGTTGGTTACAACTTCTGTTGATGATAAGAACCTTTCAATAGTAAAGTTTCCTAATTCACATTGTGAATCATCCTTAAATGAAAGGTAATCACAACTGCCGTATAATTCATCCCCAACGATTGAAATTGTGAATCATCCTTAAATGAAAGGTAATCACAACAAAAATCGTTCGGACAAACCGGCAGTGCGCATTGTGAATCATCCTTAAATGAAAGGTAATCACAACTCGGACAATATACTATCCATATTTAATAAAATTGTGAATCATACTTAAATGGAAGGTAATCACAACTATTTAGTTAGTTCGGTTTAGAGGTTGTTTATTGTGAACCATCAACAAATAAAATGTAATCACAATTATAGTCTGAAAATATTTTTTAAAAAAAGTTAGTTTAGAAACCAATATTTTCACTATCTTTGTTGAACCAAAATAAAAATCTATGAAATACTTACTATTCGTCTATCCCTGCGACAATAACTGGGACAAAGAAGAAACCAACCAAAAAATCGCTGAAGAACTGTCAACAATTTCAAAATCTGATGATATTACCTATGTCTTTGGTGACAACCATACAATATTTCACTTTGAATCTGATATGTGTCAACCAGAACTTACAATCTACGTTGATTTAATACATAATGAAAAACCAGATTTTATGTATGTTCTTGTTCAGACAACAAAATTTATGACATCAAATATGCTTCCAGAACACTTGGAACATTTGAAGAAATTAAACAAAAAAGGTAGGAAACCAAAAACCAAAAATCGTGTTAAAGAAATATTTATGGATAAGAAACCTATTTTTGACATAAAGAAATTTATGGAAGAACATAATACTCGTGTTGAAGAATTTTTGAAAAATCAAGTATGTGACTTGACTCTTGACGAAATTTTGGATAAGATTTTACAGAATGGAATTGGCTCATTAACAAGAGCTGAGAAAGACAAACTAGACGAATATTCGAAACAAATATAAATATGAAGGAAAAGAACATCGGTGCCCCAATTAATCAGGACGAAATTTATCACTACCTAAAAGACATTAGAAAGATTAAAGTTATGACTCCAGATCGTGAGAAGGAGCTTGCTTTGAAAATGAAATCTGAAGAGATTTCGGAAAGAGAAAGAAAAAAAATAGAAGACGAACTATTGGAAGGAAATCTTCGTTTTGTTATCACTGTTGCAAAACAGTATCAGAATCAAGGTCTTGATTTATCGGATCTTATTGCCGAAGGAAACCTTGGTCTTATGAAAGCAATTAAAAATTTTGATTGGAATAAAGACTTAAGATTTATTTCATATGCTGTGTGGTGGGTTAAACAATCAATTATTCAATCCCTAAATGACAATGCAAGAACAATCAGACTCCCAGTTAATGTTGTCCAGGATTTACAAAAAGCAAAAAAAGAAGTTGAACAATCCGGTAAAAAACTGGATGATAAGTTTGCCCGACTTCCTTCAATAATTAATCTTGATATGAATATCAACGAAGAAGGTGATACACTTATTGATCTTATTGAAAATCCAGATGCTGTAGCTCCAGACGCTGGGTTTAATACAAAAGACATTCTTAAAGACAAGTTGTTGTCATTACTTAATGTTTTGGACGACCGTGAAAAATCAATCATCGGTGACTATTTTGGCCTTACTGGTACACCAAGAACTTTGGAAGACATTGGGTCAGATTTTAACTTAACAAAAGAAAGAGTTAGACAAATCAAAGAAAAAGCTCTTCGTAGACTTCGTAATGAATCATCTGAACTATTTGACTATCTATGATGAATGTACTTTCTTCATTTGATGGAATGTCCTGTGGACAAATTGCACTAAACAAAGCTGGTATTAAATATGATAAGTACTTTGCATCAGAAATAGATAAGTTTGCAATACAAGTAACACAACATAACTATCCAGAAACAATACAAATTGGTGATGTTACACAAGTTAAAGGAACTGACCTACCACCAATTGATTTACTTATTGGTGGTAGTCCGTGTCAGGGATTTTCATTTGCTGGTAAACAATTAAATTTCGAAGACGAACGAAGTAAATTGTTCTTTGAATTTGTTAGGTTAATGGAAGAATGTAAACCAAAATACTTTTTACTTGAAAATGTTGTGATGAAAAAAGAATATGAAGATGTTATTACACAACATATGGGTGTTGAACCAATTTTAATAAATAGTAATCTTGTTTCTGCACAAAATAGAAAACGACTCTACTGGACCAACATTTCAAATATAAAACAACCAGAAGATAAAAATGTAAAAATGTCTGATATACTTTTAAGTGGTCAACATATAATTGTGTCAAACCAAAAAAAGACACATAAACCTGGTGGTGATAAATCGGCAACATTACTTGCTAGAGATTATAAAGGATTTGGTAATCAACAAATGAGTGGTGTTATGGATAATGGTAATATTAGAATGCTAACACCAGTTGAATACGAAAGATTACAAAATGTTCCAGATAATTATTCTTCAGTTGTTTCCAATACTCAAAGATATAAAATGTTAGGAAATGGTTGGACCGTAGGTATTATAGAACATATATTCAAAAATATGAAATATGAATATATTGAGTCTATTTGATGGTATTTCCTGCGGACAACTAGCACTACAAAGAGCTGGTATTGAAGTTGATAATTATTTTGCTTCAGAAATTGATAAACACGCAATTTCCCTTACACAACACCATTTCCCAAATACAATCCAATTAGGTAGTGTTGTAGGTTTGGATACCTCAACATTACCAAAAATTGATTTACTTATAGGTGGATCACCATGTCAATCATTTAGTAGGTCAGGTGACAATACAGGATTTGACGGAAAGAGTGGTTTATTTTGGGAATATGTTAGAATATTAAATGAAGTAAAACCAACATATTTTCTTTTAGAAAATGTTGTAATGAAAAAAGAATGGGAAAAAATTATAACAGACGCAATTGGTGTTGAACCAATAATGATTGACAGTAAATTTTTTTCGGCTCAAAAAAGACAAAGACTTTATTGGACTAACATTCCAATTGATAAGAATATGGAAGATAAGAACATTCACATTTTAGATATTTTAAAACCAGATGGTTCAGAAAAAATAATAAACGACCACCTTGTTGTGTTAGATATAAACGACGAAGGTTTTAAAATAAGGAATGGAACAAAACAAGGATATTTGTATGCTAATAATGGTGATTGTGTAAACCTTGAAGTTCCGAAGAGTAAAACAAGAAGAGGTAGAGTAAGTCACGGTAAAACAAATACACTAAACACGGCCTGTAACTATGGTGTTGTTGTTGATGGAAATTTAAGGGAACTTAATATTCTGGAATACGAAAGATTACAAACACTACCAGATAACTACACATCAATTGCAACTTTAAACCAAAGAAAAAAAATGATTGGTAATGGATGGACCGTTGATGTAATTTCTTACATATTCCAAAATATTTATCAAAAAAGTTTGGTAAATTAGAAAAAACAACATATCTTTGTATCACAAACAACGAGGGTTAAAAGTCACTAACGAGCTCTAGGTGGTGGGTTAAGTAGAAGTGATTTAGGAATGAACAAGCCTAAGTCGATAGGAAGATGGAAGACGATTCAGATACTAATGTCCTATCCTACTTAATCAACCCAAATTGTTAATTGTGGTCTACCTTGAGCGTTTTTTCTGATTACAGTTTTTGTTAATAATACAAAATTATAAGGGTCTTCCTCAATCAGTATGACCGGGATGAATAAATTATCAGATTTACTTCTAACAATAAAAACATCACCATTTTTTATTTCTTTTAAAATAATTTTTGTTGTTATTTCATCAACAGCTTTACCCAATAATAAATTAATATCACCCCTACTAACATTTCTCTCTACTTGTCTATCTTGAGTATGTCCACCCTTGTCTAATCTAACTTCAAATGTAATCGATATCTGGGACCTCAATGTTGCAATCCTTTTTTCTAACAATAAATGTTTCCTAATTGATTCCCTTAGTAGTGAATTTTTCATATCCTTTATAATAAGTATTTATAAACTATATTAATATAATATGAAAGAAAAATTTTTACCCTGGTTTATGTTATTTTGTGCTCTTGGTTTATCAGCAACCGCAGCATATTATAGTGTTGTTGGTTTGTCCATTGTGTTTGTCGGTGTTGCAATTCCGGTAATAATAATGGGATCCTTCCTTGAAATTTCTAAAATAGCAATAGCTACATATCTTCACGATAAATGGAAACAAACATATGGTGTCTTAAAAATTTATATGACAATTGCACTTATAATATTATCAATTATTACTTCTTTGGGTATCTATGGATTACTTAGTACCGGATTCCAAGGAAATATTGCAAAACTTGAAATAAGTGAAAAACAAGTAAAGAATGTTGAAGTTAAAAAGAAAAGATTTGAAGAAATAAAAACCGAATTAACAAAAGAAAAAATAACCCTCGATGGTGATATTACAAAATTAAGGGATGGACTATCTACAAATACAACAACACAAACTGTAGACCAAAGAACTGGGCAATTAATTACAAGAGCAAATAATGCAAATAGAAAATCATTTGAAGGACAATTAAAAGAAGCACAATCAAGAAGAGATACAATTTCAAAAAGAATCGATGGTTATAACGATAGTATAACAAAACTTGATGTTCAGATTTTAGATATGGAATCACAAGACATTGGGAATAGTGAACTTGGTGCAATCAAATACGTAAGTGAACTTTTAGATTGGGAAATAAAAAGAACTGCAAATCTTTTTATTTTAATTCTGATTTTTGTTTTTGATCCATTGGCAATTACTTTGGTTATTGCAACAAATCAAGCATTCAAGTCCAGTAGAAAAGAAGATGAAAATTTTCAATCAACCAATCTACCAACCCCACAACCAATCCACAACCAACCCACAAGTACCCCCCAAGTTGAAGAAGAAACCGACCAAGTACCGACCAAGTACCGACCAAGTACCGACCAAGTAGATGATGAAGATTTATTTGATAATGTTGATTATTGGATAGACGTTCCTATGGAAACAACTACAACAACAAATGATATTGGTGGTATAAAAAGACTTACATATAAAAAGAATGTTTGAAATTTTAGATAAAAAAATTAACAATAATTTCGGTGTAGAAAAAAATAAAATTCAGATAGTTTTAACCCACACATCAAGAAATGCTGATGAATATTTAACAGCATTGAGAAATAGACACAACAAGAAATATGATAAATTACCACATTACATTGTAACAAAAGAAGGTATTGTTTTACAAACAATGGATGATGAACATTATGGTAAAATGTTAAACAATACTGTGTATGATAAACAGTCTATTATCATTTCTTTGGAAAATCTTGGTTGGTTAGAAAAACAACCACTAAAAAATCATCACATTAACTGGTTGGGGAGTATTTATAAAGAGAAAGTGTTCAGTAAGAAATGGAGAGACTATTTTTTTTGGGAACCTTATACACAAATACAGTTGGATAAAACAGCTGAACTTTGTATTAAGTTATCTAAAAAGTTTAATATAGAACCAATTTGTATTGGACATAATACAAAAACAAATAGACTGGAAACATTTAGTGGGATTATCACAAGATCAAATATTGATGAAGAATCCACAGACTTGAGTCCTGCTTTTGATTTTGAATATTTTATAAAAAAATTAGACAATGAATAATTACGAAGAAATTAGAAATTTACTTAAAGCATCCAGAACTATGTTAGGTGGTGAAAAGATGATCAAAGAATCTTATGAAATTAAAAAAAGATATGGTCTTATAATGGAACAGCCAGAAGATGAGACTGGAAAAATAGATGAACCAAATAATATTACCAAAAGGGATAATCCTATGGATAGTATTAAAAAGGACATTGAATATGAAACTGCGGATGATGGTGAACCAGGTGATGATAAAGAAGAAAAAAAATCAGATAAGAAAAAAGGATATAGAATTTCTGGTGGAATTTTATACATCCACGGAGCTAGTGAAAAAGATTTACAACTAACAACAGATGATAAGATAGCCTTCCAAGAAAGTATGGATGAATTTGTTAATGAGGTTGCTGAAATTGTTGATTTTAATAAATTGAATTTATATCCAAACAACGTCGAATGGTCTGGAAAAATCACTGAATATGATTTGGAATTTTTCTTTTCAATTGGTGAAAACAATGGTGTGTACATTAACGGTACTATGATGCAAGTTGATGAAGAATTTCTAAAAATGATGAATAAACTTAAACAATATTATGAAAAGTTCAAAACTAAATGGTCTAAAGTAATTGCGGTAAGAAAGAAAACAAAAGAATAATGAAAGAATTTTTTATAAAATATTTTAGAGAAATTTTATTAGTCGTACTAATTGGTATGGTTGTTTTTTTGTTAATTAAAGTTTACACACCAGCACCAGACAAAAGTGAACTTTTAAAATATAAACTTGACCAATTGGACCAAAAGATTTTGGATTTGAAAAATAAACAAAAAGAATTGGACGATTCGATATCGGTTTACAAAAAAAATATTAAAATTATAAATGAAAATATTGACAATATTAGGTCACAAAAAACAACAATAAATAACTATTACGAAATAAAAGAAAAAGAAATTCCTAAATGGACAAACAAACAAGTTGATAGTGCATTTAGGGTTAGATACAAATATTAATTATGAAGAATATACTATTTTTTATTTTCTTGTCACTTTGTTTTTTTGGTTTTAGCCAAAAAACAAATGTCGATACAACAATAATTTGTTTTCCAACAGAAATTGGTAAGGAAGTTTTAAAGGATCTTAACGAATTGGATAAGTTAAGAAAAACAAACATCTTGGATAAAAAAGAAATAGAAGAATTTGAAAAAAAAGTAAAAGACCAGGACTCAATAATTTCAAAACTTGAACAAAAAGATAGAAATAATGAAGTTATTATTAAAAGTACTGAAGAAAAATATAAATTATTAGAAGAAGACAATAAGGATTTAAGAAAAGAAATTAAAAACGTTAAAATTAAAAACAATATAATAGAAATTGTTTCTGGGGTTATTTTTGCAACCATAACTTATATACAATTATTCAAATAATGGCACTTAGTCAAGCAGATAAAAGAGAAATTGAATCATTAATTAAAAAAGAAATGAAAGACTTTCTTGGGTCAAATACTGCAAAACAATTTGAAGATAAATTGGTTGAAAGAATTACCAAAGAAATGAAAAAAAATGGTAAATTAAATGGTGAAGTCAAAGACTTAATAATAAAATCTTTCAGAGAATTCTATACAATTATGTATCAACAAAGAAGTTTCTGGGAATCTAAATTCAAAGGGTTATGAGTGATTCACTTAGAGATATGTTTATATCTGAACTTGGTAGACAAGCAAACGACCTTGGTCTAAGGGGGTCTGATGTGTCGAATATGAAAAAAGAATTTACAGAAGATGAAGGCACAGAAAGAAATTCACCAGAAGATTATTTAATTCATTCAGACGATATGAAAGAAATTTATTTGTTGGCAAAAAATAAAAAACTTTCAGCAAATAAAATTAAAGAAAAAATAAAAGATTTTTTGAAAGAACCAAGTGAATTAAAAGCATTTTTAAGGTCAATATTAGATAGTAAAGGTAAAAAATCAGAAAATAAAGAGGCGATGGGAACCGGTGGTGGATATGCGGCATTAGATAATACACCACTATTCTCAAAAAAAGAATTTAAAGAAGCAACATCTTCAAGCTCTAGTGGTCAGTATGATACCAATAGTTTTCAAGATATTAAAATGAAAGGTAATACACCCAAAGGAAAAGGTAGATCATGGCGTAAAACACAATTACCAGGCGGCAAGTTTGTCCAGGTTAAAAAAAAATGTAAAAGATTTCCTTATTGTAATCAAGGAGACATTAAAGCGCTTGATATCTTCAATGAATCAACAACTGAAAAGGTTATTGAAACTATGTCAAAAAAATACGGATTGACTGAAAATGAAATTAAAGAAATTATATCTAAGGAATTTAAGTCAAATCCAAAGTACTAAATATTTATAATAAAAAACGAAATGAGAAATTCTAAAGAATATTTAAAAAGACTAGCAAATAAAATAATTCTTGAAACTTTAGAGGATAAAGCCAATAAAGTTATGGAAAAAATAAAATCAGATTCATTTGATTATGTTGCAGAAGGTAATGTATGTGAATGTGGTAGTAATGAATTTTATGAAGGTGAATGTGTTGAATGTGGTGCTATGAAAGGTGGTGGTGCTGAAATGCTTGAAAAACTTCACGGAGGACAGCGTAAACTTGATAAAAATAGAAACGGAAGATTAGACCGACAAGACTTTAAAATGTTAAGAGGTGATGTACAAGAAAAAGATTGTATGGAATGTGGTGGTAGTATGAAAGGTGATTATATGGAAGGTAAAATGTGTGAAGAATGTGGTGGTGGTCAGTTTGGTACTGGTGGTATACCATTAGATGAAAAATGGAAAGGTGATGTCAAAGTTAAAAAAACTGGTGAACATGCTGGTAAATCAATTGCAGATATAGATTTACAAATTAGAAGTTTAAAGGATTTAACTCAAAAATATCAAGAAAAAGGTGAAAAAGTCCCTAAAAGATTAAAAGAAAAAATGTCTGAACTATATTTTGCAAAAAGATCCAAAAAAGGATGGCCAGGAAAAGGTAAAGTTGATGTTGATGAAGAAATGGAAGAAGGAAATGCTTTTACCAATAAATTAAAACAAACACCTAAAGGAGGTAAATTTAAAATGGGTGATAAAGAATACACCGATAATTCTAATTTAGAAGAAACACTATATAGATTAGTTGATGGTGATGAAAGTGCTTTGTTTAGTGAAAGTGAAGTTATTGATATTATTGAAAATATTGTAAAAGAAGAAAAAGATAATATCAAAAAAGGTGCAACACCAAAAGGTCTTGGAAAGTACGAAAAAATTCATAAAGAATCTGGAAAAGAAAATAAAGACTATTTAAAATCTGTCGCAAAAAAGATGATAGATTACATTAAAGATGGGTCAAAAGGTAAATATGAAACAAACCCAAAACATTTTCCAAAAGGAAATGGTCAGTTAGCTAAAATGGATAAAAAGGCTTATGAAATTGATCAAGAAGGTACAGATTACAATATTGAAATTGGTGGACAAAATATTCCTGATTATGATGAAATAAAACCTAAAAAAGATACCATTGAAAAACAAATCAAAGGGAGTTCAAGCAACGGAAATAACCAAGATTGGGTAAACGCAGAAAACACAGGTGTTAATGATAAATTTGGCGAATATTTTGCATCTGACCAATTATCAAAATGGAAAGACGAATCATATGGTAGAGTACCAAGTCCCGTTTTTGATGAAAAACCTAAAAAACGTAAAAAAGTTAAGGAAGAATTTAAAAGAATTTCAGAATTAATGAATTATTCAAAAAGGACACAATAATTTACAAAAGTCATAATTAAACTTATTATTCTCCATAAGAACACATCTTATGGAGAATTTTTTTAATTACCTGACACAACAATTAGAATATAGTGAAGTTGATATCTGGTTCAAAACAAATAACATTGTATTTGAAAAAATGGACCTATTTTATGATTTTACATATACACTCGTTACAATACTATATGACACATACCTTGGCGGTAGTGAAGAAGAACGAGAAAGTAAAATAGAAATGTCTGACAAAGACAACCTCAATCACTTTAATTGGTGTTGGAAAAAAACAATAGAAACATTTGAAAAAGAAAATATCTTAATTAATGAAACCGGTGAACACTATGATTACTTCAAAGACTTCTTTAAGGAAATATTTTATAATCACCCAGAAGACAAAGTTAAAAAATCAATACCAGAATTTTTTGTTGATATGTTCGATAGAAAAAAACCATTCACAAAATCAGATTTAGATGTTATTTTAACAATATATAGGTCCATAGATAGTAATATGACAGTTATCTATTGACAATGTATAATAAAATATTAAATTATATTAAAAATAAACTTTTATAATAAAAAAATGGAGGAGACAACAATTCAAAAAGTTAAAACCCTTGTGGAGTCATTAAGTTTTGATTATGACAAATTTGAAAAAGGAAACAAAACAGCTGGAACAAGAGTTAGAAAAACAGCACAAGAATTAAAAGATTTGATGCAAGTGTTAAGAAAAGAAGTTCTGGAATCAAGAAAAAATTAATTATGTTTGGTGTAGATAATATTTTTTTATTTCTTTTTGTTTTTTCAATTTTAAGTGTAACAAGAATCAGTTTTATGTTTATTTTGTCATTATTCAATGACCCACCTACAGTATTAACTTTTTCAAAGATTGAAATTATTATTTTTGGTGTTTTTCTTTCTTATATAATAACTTACCTTTTAAATTAAAAATTATGACATTTTTTAAAGAATTAGAAAAAATATTTCCTTATATGAAATCAATTAGAAAACTCAAAGGTTATTTATCAATTGATGTTGAAATTTCACAAAATTGGAAAATACCAAAAAAGTTTACTGTTGAAGGCAAGGTTGTTGAACAAGACAATCCACAACCAAATATGAGACTAATTTCATTTGTTAGTGATTTCCATGAAAAAGAAGTTTCACTAACAATTAATAATATAAAATCTATTATTGACTATAATAAAGAATTAGAAGAAAAAGAAGTTTTATTTATCAACAAAGTAGAAGAATTGAAGAAAATTTTTGAAAAACAAAACTTAGACAAATTACAAACTTTAAAATTTGATATAAAAGAATTTAATTTACGGTTAGAAGATGAAGACCAAACAGGAAAACCAGATGGAGTGGTTAATGAATGAAATTAAAAAAGATCAGGAAAGTTTAGAAAAAGAAAAATTAAACTTCATTCAACAGATTAAAAAATTAAAGAAAGAAGAAATAACACCAATTAAAAAAGAAAAAATTTCACTATGGCAGAGAATCAAAACAGTTTTGAAGATTCATTAGGAAAGTTGGCTTTAATTGTTGATGGTATTCAAGGGTTATTCCCAAGAAGTAAGTCTGTATTGATATATGAATTAAACCAAATCGATTTTAATTTTGTTAAATCAAATTTTAGAAATTTAAAAATTGATGATACTCAGATTAAAATAGATATATCTGGTACCGAAATTGTCTTCATATTGGAAAATTCATACAAAGAAGAACCTATAATGATTGAAGAAGAAATCATAAAAGAAACTTTTTTTTCTAAACTAAGAAAACTATTCACCAGTAAAAAAAGTAGTTGATTTTTTATATAGAATTGATTTTGAAATACCTTTGGACTCTAAAAGAGAATAAAGGTATTTTTTTTGAGGTAAAGATGAATCTAAAACAATAATACAATCACCTCTTTTCTTTTCTAACATATACGTTTGCAATACTTGGGTAAATCGATAACAATCTTCTTCACTCTTAAGTGAAAATAAATTAAAATTATCGTCATCCTGGACAACAATTTTATTATTTAGTTTTGATATTAATTTAATTGAACCGCGTTTTAAATAATTAGAAATGAATTCATCTATTGTTAATTTTTTATTTTTTGAAATATCAAAAATTAATTCTTCTATTTGATATTTTTGTATCTGTAAAATTTTATATTCAGAATCATCTAAATCTACTTTGACTTGTCTACCTAATTCATCTTTTACAAAATATAAATCAAAATTACTTGAATTTTTTTCCAATAGACCAATTTCAAAACTACAAGTCTTACCATTTTCAATCTGTTTATCAAAAACAATATTATTGTTAGAAATTCTATTATCTAAAAATTTTTTAGCCCTTTCATAGGTTTTAAACTTCTTGATTATTTTTTTCCTTTCTTTATTTTTGAATAGAACTATTAGATATTTCATAAAATTTTTTTTATCTTTATATAAAAATATCAAAAAGAAACAATAAATGAATACTGATTATTATTCGATATTAGGTGTTGAAGAAACTGCAGCACAAGATGAAATAAAAAAAGCATATAGAAAGTTAGTTAAAGAAAACCATCCGGATAAAGGTGGCGACGAAGAACTATTCAAACAAATTTCAGTTGCATACGATATTGTTGGTGATGAAAAAAAAAGACAACGGTATGATATTGAAAGAAAAAATCCTTTTGCAGGAATGAATGGTGGATTTGGAACCACTTTCCAGGAAATGTTCAATTCTATGTTCAATCAAAGACAAGAAAAAAGAACACACACAACAAATATAACTGTCAATATTGGTACACTTGAATCATATTTAGGTCAGAAGAAAAATATAACATTCAAAAGAAAAACAAGTTGTGATACTTGTAGTGGAAGTGGTGGTGATAAAAGGGTTTGTGCGACTTGTAATGGATCTGGACAAATATTAAAACAGATGGGTAATGGAATGTTTATTCAGATGGTTTCAATGCAATGTAATGGTTGTGGTGGTTCTGGACACGTTTTGGTAAACCCTTGTTTTGTTTGTTCTGGAAGTGGTACCAAAGACGAAATGAAAAATGTTGAAGTGAAAATACCACACGGCATTGATGACGGACAATTTTTGAGATTACAATCAATGGGTGATTTTAGAAATGGTATTTTTGGTGATTTGATTGTTAGAATACAATTGGAAAAAGAAAATAATTTCCAAAAGTATGGTAACAACCTTGTTTATGATATTTATTTTGATTTAGAAGATTTAAAAGGACAATCTTTTGAAATCCCACATCCAGACGGACCCTTAACAATAAAATTTCCAAAGACATTTGATACTTCAAAACCACTCAGAGTTAAATCAAAAGGTTTTAAATTAGAAACTATTGGTGATTTATTAATTAACCAATTTGTCAAATATCATAGGGATTAAAATAAAGAAGAAATATCTTGAATCAATCTTATACCACCATAAACAGCCAATACTGATATTATAGTTCCTAAAGTAAAAACTAATCTTTGTGTTCTTATAACACCTTTATTTGTTTTACAGGCTTGACAACCTACTTTTGTTGATTCTTTATTTTCCATTTTTTATTTTAAATAATAATTGATGTGATTTGACATATAAACAATAAATACTTAATTTTTTAATGTTTTATAATATTTATAAATAAAATAATTTATGGAATTACTTGGACTTCTATCTAAAGTTGTAAAAGAAAATTTACAAACAAAAAAAATACTTTTAGAATACCCAGAATCAACAGTTAAAAAACTTGTGGATAAGTTTTCTAAACAGACAGAAGATACTGAAGAAGATATCAGAAAAACAATTGCCGATTTTGAAAGATTTAAGGCAGCATTTGATAATGAAGATAGAGACATTTTTAAACACGACTATGATAAGGTTAAAAAATTAATTACTGACAAATCTACAAAACAAAAAAGTAAAAAAGACCTTGAAGGTATGGTTCAAGATTATATCAATAAATGGAGAGGAACAGTACAAGTTGATTTACAATTAACAAAACTTAATATCAAAAAGTTTTTCGAAGTTAAAACACATTTCCCAAAACTTAAAGAATTTAAAAGAGATGTATTGTCATTTAATCCTACCGAACTTAATGAATTAGTTGCTAAATACTTTTCGAAATTTAATAACCAAGGAATAAACGAACTTGTTGCTGCAATTACACAAAAATTCCACGAAGAAAATCCGGATGAAGATGCAATGACAACTTTCTTACCAAGAGCGAAAAGATTTGTTAGACACTTTGAACTTCTACCAATTAATTCAAAGTTGAGTAAGTTTATGAATTTTGAAGAATTTGAACATATTGTTGATGGTTATACACCAATGGAAGAAAGTGAATATTCGGTTCCAGAAATTGATTTAAGTGATGTTAATATTCCTTATGAAGATGATGATGTGTTAATATTTGCACCAGATCAAAAACATAAGTGTATTAACATTAGAAAAAAACATGCACCAGATAGAAGATGGTGTACATCTTGGGAAGGTTCAGGAAACTATTATTACAATTATAGATTGAATCAAAACCTAACACTTTATTATATCATTAATAAAAATTTACCTTCTTCTGATTTGAATTACGCAACTGTAATTTTGGTTGATAGATATGGGGAAATGAGACTTGCTGATGGTTCTAACTCTGGAAGATATGCTGGATCTACTGTAATTCCTTGGTCTGAAATTACTAAAAAAGTTCCGGTATTAGATGGTAAAAAACAATATTTGGAAGCAAAACCATATACACAAGAAGACCAGGAAAAGTTAAATAGATATAAACACTACAACCTTTCAACAACAGACCCTCTAGCAGAACTTGGAAGTGAACAAGAAATTGAATTATGGATGGAACTTAGAGGTCCTGACTTTAATGGTATGGGTCAAAAAGGTGCAGATATATTTGGTAATTTACCAGAAGAACTACAAAAGAAATATATTGGTCTTGGAAATGAATTAAGCGCCGCAATGGTAAGAAGTTTATCACCAAGTGGAATGTCATATTATGTTTCAAAGAAGAAAGAAAAACTATTACAAAAATCTTTGAAAGACCTTTCAGAAAATGATATCGAAGTTGTGTTAAGTAAAGAAATGAGACCGTACTTAAAAAGTCTTAAACAAAAATATAGAAACGAACTTACAACTGACTTTAAAACAAATTTTGTTGGTATTGCATACCCAACTGACGCAAATGCTAAATACGCCAGAATGTTTGGTCTTGAAGAATTATTTGATTTGATTCCGGAAGATACAAGATTCTTACAAATAGAAAATAAAAGTAAAGATGACACTATTGTAATAAAAATACCATCAAGTATTTCTAAATTTACAAATGTTAGAACTTTGGTATTTGAAAATATTATTAGTGAATTACCAGAAGAAATTGGAAATTTAAAAAGATTGTCGTTCCTTAACTTAACAAACAATAAAAATTTAAAAACTTTACCAGAATCGATTGCAGATATCTATTGTTTAGACTTTATATCAATTCTTGGTTCAGACAATCTTAAAGAAGAAAATCTACCAGCCGGACTAAAAAATTATTTTAGTATTGAACCTGGCGCAACACTTTGGGACACAAATAGACCTGACGAATATTTTGACATGTGTTCAGAATTAGGATGATATTAGTAAAAACTTAATTCTAAAAATTTTTTATGAAAAATGTTGATTTAGAAATTTATATAACTCAGTTAGTCAATTTCTTTGAAAATAACCCAAATGATTTAATTACATTAATTGGTGATTTACAAAAAGACGATTTCTACAAAAAATTAAGAGAAAGGTGCGAAAAGAATCTTGAAGAAGGAAAAGACATTGTACTTTCAAGGAATCAGATTGTTAGTATTGTTGTTGAACTAAAAATTCCAGAAATTACAAAACAAAAAGAAAAATATCTTGATAAAGTAATTCAAAAAACAAGCTTTGGTGATATTATTTTAAATTAATTTGATATAAAATTTTGTAATTAAAAAAAAATTACTAATTTTGTAGTGTAATCAAAAAAATCTAAAATATGTTATACACCCCAGAATTAATTAAATCTACAGCACCATCAGTATTTGCAACTTCACCATCACCAAAAATGACTGGCAAATATACTTTTGTACCAACAGAAGAAGTTATTGAATTTTTTGACCGTGAAGGTTGGCAGGTATCATCAGTAAAACAAACAGGTAAGGGTATTCATAGTCTTCACGAAATCAAATTCCGTAATGGTGAATTACCAAAAATTGGTGACACTTTAGTTGAGGCAATTGTTAGGAATTCACATAATGGAACTGCCGCGTTTTCCATGGGTTCAGGTCTTTTTAGATTGGTATGTTCTAATGGTTTAACAGTACCTACAGCAGTCGCTGAAAAATTTACAATGAGACATAATCAGTTCCAACTTGACGATGTTAAACAATTGGCCGATTCATTTTCTAAAAAATTACCAATGATTGAACAATCGGTTGGTCGTATGATGCGTCGTGAATTAACAACTGATGAAAAAATTGATTTTGTTCGAGAATCGGCTAAAATCAGATTCAATAGTGAAAAAACATTGACCGATTTAGAAATACTTGGATTGTTAACACCAAATAGAAAAGATGATGAAGGTGATGATATGTGGAAAGTTTTTAATGTAATACAAGAAAAACTTATTCGTGGTGGTGTTAAAGTAACAAACAATCGTGGTAAAATAACAAAAATGAAAAGTATTGAAAATATTATATCACAAAACAATATTAATACTAAACTTTGGGAATTGGCTGAAACAATGATTTAATAATAAAGTGGTGACTTTTCACCACTTCATTTTAATATTGAAATATGGAATCTAAAAAGTTTTTTGAAAAGGAAGATGAGTTCCTTAAATTATTGTACGAAAAAGAAGGAAAACTTTATTCAAAGAGCCGAGTGTTTGCCAAAGTTAAAATATCACCAGAACTTCTTATTGAAAAAAAATTTACATTAGAATATTGTGATATTAATATGTATGAAGATGGATTAACATATACTGATGCAATCTTAAAAAACAAATCCGGAATTTTTGTATATTTATCAAGAAAGGATGGGATGGAAACATTCTACCAAATAAAGGTTTATTTTGAACCAGATAAAATAGAAGAAACAAAGTTCTTCATAAAAAATTTATTAAAATTAAAAGAAAGTGATGGAAATTAGTAGTGTTGACTTACAAAATGAAATTAATGCCGGAAAGAAAGTTATTGTTGAATTCTGGGCAGAATGGTGTGGACCTTGTCGTATGATGAAACCAGCTTTTGAAAAAGTAGCAAATCAAAATACTTCAGATGTTAAAATGTACACAATGAATGTCGATTTAAATCAAGAAGTAAGTGCAGCCCTTGGTGTTAGAAGCATCCCAACTGTAAAAATATTTAATGCAGGACAAGTTATTGAAACGAGAGTTGGTATGTTAAGTGAAGGACAAATAAACGGATTAGTAACAGAATTAATTAATGGATAAGTTAGCAGTGTTATTCACAATGAAAGGTTGTCCTTTCTGTGTGGACCTAAAAGAAATGTTGGATAAAGAAAATATTCCATATGTTGATCGAGATATTCACGAACACGAAGCGGAATACGATTTATTTGTTGAAGTAACAGGTAATGAATATGTTCCGGCTTTTATGTTGATTGAATCTCCAGAAGATAACCCAAATACAGAACTTTTTGCACCAGATAGAGACTTTGACGATATCAATGAAGGTTTTGAAATAATAAAAGGATTTTTAATTGATTAAATAAAAAACCCCACTCAAAAGGTGGGGTTTCTTTTTAGAATACTATTATGTGTTCTAACTTATCTTGTTTTGTATATGGTTTATCTTTACCAGGAAATAAGATGTCTTGTAAAAGGTCATAATCCTTAACATATTCTTTAAAGTCTTCTAAATCAAAAGAAAATACGTCAAGTACTAAAGATTTGATAATGTCTTTGTTATATTTAGAATCAGATATAATTTTAATTTTTAAATCTTCATTTTCATCTTCTTCTTTTGTGAAATAAAATTTCAAACTGTCAACACCCATAAGACTATACATATGATTAAAAACATAGTGTGAATAATAAGTCATAAGTCTACCACAATTTAAACTGTAACCGTATGGAAATTCAGAAGATACATTAAGTTCGTGAATAGGTTCATCTTCTTCAACGAACACTTCTTTATTTACATTAATCCAACCCTTTTCAATGTTGTTGATTTCCTGGTCGTAACGGATAATATCTAAAGTATTAATCTGTTTTATTCCAACCACATCTAAAATATCTTTAAACCACTCAAAAAAGTCTGTTTTAATTTTATCTAAATCCAATACGTCTTTTGATGTTGTTTGTCCGTGGATAACCATAAATGATTCACAATCTGTTACCTGGATAATTGAATTTTCTTTTTTATCTATTCTTGTAAGAATAAAATCGGCAAATAGGTTTACAATACCTCTTCTTGAATTTTTGTTAATTTTTCTCATATTCCATTTTTTTATAATGGATACAAGTTTTAATTTAATTTATAAATAGTTGTTAAATGTAGTCACTGAAGTAATCATTTATTGCTTTGTCAACTTCTCTATAATCTGGATAGTCATCGATTCTAAAATCAATTGGTTCATAAACATCTTCTCTGAATAGTTGATTCATCATTCCTGTATATGAACCAAAGTATTCTAAAACACTTTCATTCCAACCACCACCAAGATTTCCTTCAATAAATTTCATAACATTACCGTAGAAATCACGAATTTTAATGTATGAAATATATTTTGTTTTTTCACCAACTTTTGTTGCAACTACATCAATTGGGGATGAAAAATATTCTTTAAGCCCTTCCATAACTTGACTATATATCGTATTTTCATAAGTACTGTTATAAGCATTACTATGTATTGAATATAAATCACTTTTCAAATCAGATAAATCCTTACCATTCATTAATTCATTCATAGCGTCATCATCTTTAATTAAAGACATTACATTATCCTGGGTAATTTGAAATACACCATCACGAGCTTGTATTTGAGCCAATTCTTCAAAAAAATCTGAATTATAATCATCAGTATTTAAATCGATATTTCCAATACTTCCTAAAATGTAATTTGCAAGAGTTCGAATATTTTTTTCATCCAGTTCTTCAATAACATCTCTATAAACATCATCAGTTGTATTCCAATATCTATCATAATCAAGACCATCACCTAATACTTGTTTTGCAATATCTTGTAAATCATAGTCACTTCTTCTACTACTACTTCTAAAAAAATCAGCAAGTTCTTCTCTATCCCTTAACCTTAACCAGTACCCATCATCTCTTGGTTCAACATCTGTAAGGATATTATCACATATAAATTTCAAACATCCGATTTCATCTTTATTCATCAACCAAAGAAGATAATAATTTCTTAAATGGTCTTCTAAATCTCCATATTTTATATCATCTAAAAAACCATTTTCAGCTAAAAAGTCAAATAATCCTTCATCTTCTTCAAATTCACTAGATGGAATATATGAAATATCAATATTGTCTTGTTCACCATATTTAATTACGGTTTGGAGAAATTTACGAGTCGTTTGAAATGTGTTTAATAAATTATTGTAATAATATTCTCTACCATCGTGGAACCACTCAAGAAATTGATCTAATTTTGCCATATCTTATAAATACAAAAAAAGGTGGAAAAATTTTCCACCCTTAATTTTTCTTTGGCCAAAGGAAATTATTTTTTATTGTAATACTTTTCGATTACTTTTTTAACAGACTCTTGTACAGTTTGATTCTGAACAGCTGGTTTTGGTGCCGGTTCAGTTCTTGTTGCTTGTTGAGGTGCTGCCGCTTGGTTTCCTTTGTTCTTACAACCACATCCCATAATAATTTGTTTTTATTAGGTTTATTTCTATATAAATATCTTCAAACATTCATATTTGTAAAGTTTTGGGTATTTATTGTTGTATGAAAAAAGTTTTGAAATTGACAGAGTCAAATCTAATTAAGTTGATTAAAAACATAATTAAAGAACAAAGTGAACAAGGTGAACAAGAAATTGTAATTTCACCAGAAGAATACTATGTCTTATTAAAAAATGTTTATTATCAAGCAAACTTAATACCAAAACTAAGAGCGTTTAGAGGAAAAAAACTTGTCATTGACGGGTCCTTAGATTTTCAACCATTCAAAAATGAAATACATCTTACAGATTTGGGACCAATTAAAGTCAATGGAAATATCGATATATCACATACAAAAATAAAATCATTAGATAATGTTGAAGTATTCGGATCTAAAAGATACTGGTCAACACCATATGAAAAAGTAATTGCGGCAAGAAAACAAAAAGCAAAATTTGATGAACAGGAAGTTAGAAGAGAAGAAAACGAATGGAATTTAAATGATACTAACGAAGAAGGCGAAAAAGCACACGCGGCATTTATATATGCAACAGATAGGAATGAACTAAATTATTTGGATAGTGACGAAAAAGAAGAACTACAAGAATTAAAAAATAGATTAGAAGAATTAGAAGAAGAACAATCAAATCTTAGTACCGAACTAGAAGATTATGATGAAAAGTATGATGAATTGCAAGAAAAAATAGATGAAATTGAAGAAGAAATTGAAACTTTAACAGATGATAAAACTGATGTCTATGATTTATACCCATATGGAACACACTATGATATGACATCTTTTGAATCATTATCAACTGGTTATGAATATGCCGTTGGAACAATGAGTGAAGTTGAAGATTCTGTTGAGGCATATTATGAAGATATGTTAGATAGGCCAAATGATTATTTCAGTAAAGATTATTTATCCAACTACATTGATTCAGAAAAGGTTAAAGATTATTTTGAAGACGCTGTTGAAGAATGGGTTAGGGATTCTCCAGATTCGTATGGTGTTGAAAACCAACTAAGTGATGACCAAGAAGAAGAAATTTGGTTACTTGAAATGGAAAAATGGGTTTATGAATATGAAGGTGTGAGAGCACCAATTTCATTACCTACAAAAGAAGATGGTAATGTTTTTGATTTTGAAGATTCCGAAGGTAATAGGTTTCAATATAAAAATACAAGTAACGACTCGTCAAGAAGTCATTGGGTTTTATATAAAAATGGTGCCGTTGTTTCACCACATCAAATTTATGACGATGAAGACACAGAAGAACAAGAAGAAACTAGAGACGAAAGAATATCTGATATTGAATATGAAATACAAGAAATAAAAGATAATCCAGATGGTGACCCAAGTGATGACGATATTGGAGAAGCCGTTGAAAACTATTTGGATGATATAGAAAGAGACGCATTAAGTTTTTTAAGAGATATGGGTTATACAGATTTTTCAGATTTTATGGATTTGGAAGAACTCAAAGAAGATTTAAAAAATAATGCCGACTATGGTGAAACTCTTAATGGTTACGATGGTCAATATGAAGAAATAACAATCAATAGTACTGAATATATCGTTATGAGGATTAATTAATATTTACAGGTTATATTAAATGATTATTATTATGTCAGATGGCAAGAAAAAAGAAAATAGAATTTTTAATGAACACCGACTGGATGTTTGAAAAACCAATTGACAGAGAACACAAAGAATACAAACTTTTATCGTACTTTCAAAAAATGGGTGAAAAACTCGATAATATGGAATTATATCCAGGTTTTATTGAACTATCATTACATTTAGCAAATGTCCAAACATTAGTAAAAGATAAAAAACTCCTATATACAAATAAGAAATTCCAAACAGTTGATGATGAATTACTTGTAAAGGATTTAAAAATCAAAGACGTTCCAGTAATGTCCAAAGATGAATATGAAGAATTTATAAAGATTCTATCTTATTCGGCACCAAGAATTTACGAATATTTTGGAATGGCAAAATCAGTTTGGGAACTTGTATATGATAGTATTCATCTCAAAGTAAAAAAGAACAATAAAAATATTTTAGAAAATAAAGGTTATTTTTATTTTACAATTGGTAATGTAATAAACATCTGGGAATATGAAAAAAAACCAGCAGCAAAGGGGTCGCCAGAAAGTAAAGTTGTTACTAATTTAATATATTCAGGAGACAAAAAAAGTTTGACAATCCCAAAGATTATTGATAGTTTTAGTCAGTGGACAACAGAAGATAAAAAGAAACTCCCTGTAATTGAAATGATAAGTAGGGGTGATTTTCCAATAAATGAAACACTACTACCAATGTTTAAAAGAAAGTTGATTGCTTATGTTGGACAAAAACAAATGATTGAAAATTATAAAAAATCCAAACAAGAATTAAACGTATAACTATGGCAACAATCCCAGTAGAAAAAATCAAAGAATTGATTGAAGAAACACCCAATGATATGGATTTGGGTAAGAAAATCAGAAATTTTAGTAGTAAAATTCAAATAGAAAATAAAAAAAGAAAATATTAAAAAATAATGGAATTATTAGAAGGAATGAGAAATGATTGTCAAGAAGGAAACATTAGTTGGTTTCCAGAAAGACAAAAAACTTTAAGTGATTTAATTTCAAATTATAAACCAGAATCATTAATCCAAATTGGATTTAATATGGGTCATTCAGCATTACTAATTTGTGATGTGATTGCATCTATGAAAAACTCTGGTCAATATCCTAATAACCCAGTTTCTATTCACGTATTTGATTTGTGTGAACACGAATGTACGGTACCTAACTTTGAAATTTTGGCAGAAGAAGCAAAAAAACACGAAATCTATCTAAACTTAGTTCCTGGATCCTCACTAGAAACAGTACCTAAGTTTATACAATCAAACGATTTGTTATTTGATTTTATAGAAATAGATGGTTGTCATACATTTGATTGTTTGGTCCAAGACGTACAAAACACATTACCAAGACTAAAACCAGGTGGTGTTGTTTATATTGATGATTATAAATCATCAAATATTAATATTCCAGATGTTGACAATGGTGTTGATTCACTTAATTGGTCAAGTTTTGAAACATATTATATTGATGGTGCATTTTGGGGTGAAAGAAAACAACCAAACATATATACACTTAAAGATATTTTGAGACCATATGAAGTTGTTGACCACCCATTACATTACGGTGGAGAAGAAAATCCATATGAAACAATTAAAGTTATTGATGCCTGGAATTTGGGTTTTGCACTTGGTAATACCGTTAAATATATTTCAAGAGCCGGTAAAAAGGACCCAAGTAAAGAGCTGGAAGATTTGAAAAAAGCAATGTGGTACCTACAAAATCATATTAGTAAGTTAGAAAATTAATGAAATATTTTTTTTTCATATTACTTTTTTTATTGACATCTTGTGTCGAACTTATAGATGAAATACAATTAAACAACGATGGTAGCGGAAAGTTTAAATATGTTATAAACTTGAGTCAAAGTAAGACAAATGTATCATCCATATTGTTATTAGATAGTATAAATGGTAAGAAAAATTTAAAACTACCAGAAATAAAACAAAAAATATTTAATTTTAAAAAAAATTTAATCAAACAAGACGGAATTTCAAATGTCATTATATCTGAAAATTATACAGATTACATAATAAAATTTGAATGCGATTTTGAAAATTTAAGTAAATTAAAAATTGCTATTGAAAATTCCTTTCAAGAATATAGTAATACTAAAAATTCAGAAAACTGGGTTACGTACGATGGAATTGAATTTTCAAAGAAAATTCCAGAATACACAATTTTCTATTTAAAAGAATTTAATTCAATTTATGGTGAAAAACTAAAAAATGGTACATACACTTCAATAACTAGATTCCAAGTTGAAATTTTAGATTTTTCCAATATAAAATCTTCTAAATCAAAAAGTGGTAAGGCTCTTATGATAAAAACAACACCAAATGAATTATTAATAAATCCAAATATACTTGACAATATAATTCATATTAAAAACTAAGCTTCAATATATACAGAATCACCTTCTTTTATATCGTACTTATCACAATCACCACCAGCAATTTCCAATATTAAGTCACCTTCACCTGGATATGTTGGACATTTTTGTTCCCTACAAGGTAAACAGTTTTTGTGTATTTTAGAAACTTTCATATCTTTTATAAAAATAATATCAAGTGACGTTTCACAGTTTTTCATCCAGAAAGAATGTTGACCTGATTCCATAACAAATAACATTCCATTAAATTTATCATTAAATTTTTTACCCATCATACCATTCTGAATGTCTCTATCAGTTAAAACTGTGATAACATTGAATAGGTTATTATTTATTTTTACTTCATTCATATTTATAAATATAGTATCATGAATGAATTTAAAAGATATGCCGGTGTTATTTTAAAACACAATGATGAAGTCCTACTTTGTAAAAGAAGTCCAGAAGAATCATTACCAAATCAATGGTCAATACCTTCAGGACATATAGAAGGTAAGGAATCACCAACGGAAGCAGCAATCAGAGAATACAAAGAAGAAACAAATATTAAACTACCAAATAAAATTGATTTAGTTGGTTTTATCAATAGATATAAAAATGATGGAACAACAAAAAAAGGTATGATGTATGTTTTTTCATTTGAATCTAAAAAAAAAGTTTTACCAAATTTAGAAAGAGCAAAAGATGGTCACGAACATACTAAGTGTCAGTATTTTTCTGAAAAAAATATTGATATTTCAAAAGAAAACAAACAATTATTGAAATTAATACAAAAAGTTTTAAAATAATTTGATTTTTTTGAAAACTCCTATATATTTATCTTTACAAAAAAACCTAATCCACCTTCTTCTAAAAAAATAATGGTTTAGTTTAAAGACCCACAAAGTTTGTAAAAAAATATTTGTGGGTTTTTTGTTTTAATTGATTTTTATTTATATCTTTGTCTTATGAATAAACAAGGATACAATATTAGAATCACACACGAAAAGATGGGTGAATTGGTAAATGAAACATTTATGGATCAAATTCAGTTCAAATTGTTTTTGAAGATGGTTCACGGTTGCATTGAATTGGAAAACAATTTATCATTTTTTGATGGTGATACCTTTTTGGTTCACATTCCGTCTAAAGTATTGAATGAGTCTGTTGTAATTACATCTGTTAAAGAATTTACAATTACAGACCAAGTTAAAAGTAAAATTGAAGCATTAGTAACAAGATAATATGAAATACTTTTTAATTAGTTTATTTATTGTGTTAGGTTTAACATCCTGTCATAAGGAAAATTTTGGACCACCAAATCCACCAGAACCAATAGTTACGGATTCAACACAAATCGATACGGCATATAATTTGGTTGGACAAGTTTGGGTTATAAATCAATATAGGGTTGGTGAATTTGGAAATCTAATTCCTTTGAATGACACCATTGTTTTTTTAGATTTAAACACATATACTTATAATGGAATAGAAAGTCTGTATTCCTTTTACCCAACAGCTTCGGCTTATAATTTGACATTAAACTTTACACCTTTTGGTAATTTAAGTGGAACAATATATCAAGGTAATTTGAATATGGGTTTTATGAATGGATTAAAATTTACAGATATAACAATGGGATCCGGTAATGGTACCAACTATTACTTCTGGATGATAAGGCAATGATTTTTCCTTGTTTAATGAAACAAGGTGGTGGAGAGTTGACATTCAATGTCGACCCAATTTTGAAGGGGGCTTATGCCTCCTTTAAATTTTCTAAGAAATCTTTAACTTTTACTTTTCCTCTAAGTAAGTTTGTTTTTGATGTACTATCGGAAATACCTAATTTTTTTGCAATTTCGTGGTGTTTCATTCCATCAAAATAATACATTCTGAAAACCTTTTGAAATTGTGGTGATAATGTATTTATTGCATCTTGAATATCTTGTTCACTATATCTACCCATAAATGAATCATCATATTCTTCTTGTTTTGCATCATATCTACCAAAATCAAAATCTTGAATTTTTGAACCTTTTTCTTTTCTTAATTCATCAAGAATATTGTTTCTTACAATCATCGCAATCCAACCACCTAAATTATCACCTCTAAACTGACTTAATTTATTGTAAGCCTTTATAAACCCATCTTGACAAAAGTCTTGAGCTTTTTCACCATCACCTTTTGCATATTTTAAACATACTGATTTATAAATTTTTGGGAAAAATTCACGATAAGCCTTATCAAAATCAACATCTTCAGTTAATATCTTATAAAGTTTGGATTCGTTTAATTTCATTTCTGAATCTTTTTTAAGACCATTTATAAATGATCTCATAGCATCTGCAAAGTTTTTAACAATTGGTATTTTAGAAAGTAACATCTTATCTATTTTGTCTAAAACTTTACCAATCCATTTGTTAAGTGTTCTTACTAACCAACCAAGTATTTTTGTTTCAGATGCACCAGCAACAATTTTACTACCCAAAATAAAAGGTTTTGTTGCCCAGTCAATACCAGGTATTGCAGAAACTAACGTTAATAAGGCAAATGTATTTTTTCCTTGGTGCCAGTATGAAACGGCATTTCCAATATCAACAAGTCCTGTTGGGTCAAAAATACCAACAATGTCGGCCAGAGTATTTAACCAACCTTCACTTAATGGTGTAAGTTTTTTACCGGCAACTTCATTAATAATTAAATTGACACCTGGATTATTATAAGAATATAATTTATTATATTGTGATTCAGAAATTATAATTTTCATATTAATAAATACTTGTAAGATAAAAAAAAAATTTATATCTTTGTATTATGAAAGTTAACAAGAGAGAACAATTATTTTTAGACAAACTTGAAAAAGAAGGTTTAGTTTGGAATTTTGATTATATATTTCTTAAGACTAAAAATAAAAAAGGACAAGACAAAATCATCGCGTATAAATCTTGGGGTATTGCATATGATTTAATTGAAAAGGGTTTAATTAAGGTAAATCCAGAAAATAAATCAAGTTGGATTAAAGCTTAAAACTATGGAAAAAATATTATATATTGTAAGAGGAATACCAGGAAGTGGTAAATCAACATTTGCTAAAACTTTATCTGATAATCATTACGAAGCTGACATGTTCTTTTTGGATGAAGATAGTAACTACAACTTTGATTCAAATAGAATTGGCAATGCACATAATTGGTGTCAACATAAAGTAAAAACAGATATGAAAGCCGATGTTGAAAAAATTGTTGTTTCAAATACCTTTACAACAGAATGGGAAATGGAACCTTATTTTGAATTAGCAAAAGAATTTGGTTATAAAGTGTTTTCAATAATAATTGAAAATCGTCACGAAGGAAAAAACCAACACGGAGTTCCAGAAGATAAAATAGAACAAATGAAAAACAGATTCAGTATAAAGTTATGAGTAGATTAGATAGATTAAAAGAACAACATCCGGATCTGAATATATCTTTAATTGATATTATATCTTTTCTGGACCCAACGGATTCGTATAAGTACACAGAATTTTTAATTAAAAATTTTAAAAATGATAGTGACTATTACAGTTCTAATAAAGATGAATTTATGGGTTATATGGGTGTATTTTTATTTGGTTCTGGTGAAATTGAAACTCTAAATGAATTTGAAAGACATTCAAAAGCAAATAGGATTAAAAATAAAGATATTAGCCATTACACTAATTTTTTAGAATTAAATGAAGTTGTTGTGTTAGCCGAAGAAATTGAAAATAGAAAAAAACTTGAAAAAGAAATTTTAAAGATTTATGAAGATGACACCTGGTTTATTTTAACACCATTAAGTTTTGAAGCATCACAAGTGTATGGAGCAAATACAAAGTGGTGTGTAACACAAGAAAGGTATTGGAATCAATATTTATCAACACATAGATTGGTTTATGTTTTAAATAAAAAAACGGATACAAAAATTGCCTTCTCAAGGGAATTTTCAAAAGAAAAGTTCCAGGCTTGGGATCAATTAGATAAAGAAGTTGATCCAATGTTTATTAACTTTATTCCGGATGAATTGTTTTTAAAAATTAGAAAAGAATTGCAAGAAAATAAAACAACCGGCGATTTAATTGGTTGGGGGGATGATGTATCAACAATTAGAAGAAGAATATCTGATTATTCGGAACCCAGAACGGCTAATGATATTGTACAAGAAACACTTAGAATTTGGAGTTCCACAAATACTGAAGCTATAATTAATCCAACAAATAACGATTCAATAAGGGCTATGTTTTCAAATGATATGATTGAAAGAATTAAAAGATTAATTGGTTCTGAACAAAACCAAACAGTTAGTAGTAGACCAGATGTAAATTATAATATAGATTATTTAGATGATTTACCTTAAAAATAAAAATTATGAGTTTTAAAAAAATATTAACAACAGGAAAAGTATATATAACTTCAGACACACACTACGGACACAAAAATATTGTTCGTGGTGTGACAAACTGGAGAAAAAAAGATGGTGAAATACCAGTTGATTCGGTTAGGGATTTTGAAACAATAGACCAAATGAATGAAAGGCTTATTGATGGTATAAATCATTATGTCGGTCAAGATGATACATTAATAATGTTAGGTGATGTTTCATTTGGTGGTTTTGATAATATTGGTTTATTCCTTGATAGATTGGTTTGTCAAAACATTCACTTAATACTTGGAAATCACGACCAGCACATAGTCAACAACAGAGACGACATTCGAAATAGATTTTTAAGTGTAAACCACTACTTGGAAGTTAAAATAAATGACAGAAACTTTGTTTTATGTCATTATCCACTACAAAGTTGGCACGGTCTAAATAAAGGTGTAATCCATCTACACGGGCATGTACATCTTGGTAGGGAAGCTAAATTTGGTAATGGTAAAAGAATGGATGTTGGTGTTGATGGAAATGGGTTGGACCCATATAGTATTGATGAAATAATCAAAATTATGGATAAAAGACCGATTGGGTCTGATATGTCCGGAGATCATCACCTAGATGATTTAGTTGGTGTTGTGGGTTAAATCACAACACCAATATATTTATATGTATGAAAATCATTATAACTGAAAATCAGTATAAGTTATTAAAAGAAATGGAAAAAGATTTAATATCTTATGAAAGTAATTTTAAAGCTGGCATTAATATTTTAGTTATTTTCGAAAACAATACAAACTATTTAGAGTTAAAAAATTTTTTCGATGAATATGGTTATGGGTTTTATTTTCCAGAACAAAATTTAATAATAATTGATGGGGAAATTTTTTTAGGTAATGATGGTCTGAATATGAAAGACCTTAAATTTATTGAAGCACACGAGGTTGCCCATTTATTATTGAAACATAACGGTCCTCGTTCTGAAAAAGATGAAATAGAAGCCGATCTTGGAGCTTACATTCTTTTGAAACAAAACAATATGTCAACAGATAGATTGGTTGATGAGTTTTATGATAGACATGGGGTAGAGTTTAACGAAGAATTAACAAAAAAAGTATCAAAAAAACTGAAACAAACAAACGAATCAATATTAAATTGGGATTTACACCAAAAACTTATGGAAAAAAGATATGGTAAAAGACCAATTCAAAAATCTTACAATTTCAAAAAATAATTTGTTTTAATAAAAAACATTTCTTAACTTTGTAGCATGAAAAAACCTTGCAAAGAATGTCCTCATCTTATTCGTAATCGTCATAATGATATGATTGTGGAGTTCGGAAAAAGAACCGGAAAGAAACACAACTGTCATATGACGGAAGGAAAAAAAGATTTGTGGAATGTAACGGATAAAAAACTTGAATGTTATGGAAGTAAAAACTAAATTTGGAACATATAAAATGGAAACAAAAAGTAGCACACAAATAAGTACAGATAAACTCGGAGTGTTTATTGAAAGGCTTAAAAAAATAGGAATAGATGTAAAACTATCAGGAAACTTTCCTTGGGTTTATATTAGTGAAATC